GTCAAGATTATACTCTTCCAGAAGCCCGTCGAAGCCGTCTTGCGTATGGGCAATGATATATTCGAGATCCGCAGACGGAATGCTACCGAGGCCCTTCAAGTAGACGATCTTCACGTTGCCGGGCTTGTTCTCGGCTTCCCACTTCCTGAATTCGTCAAGCGTGAAGAACCACTTCTTGACCTGGTCTTTCTGGTCCTTAAGGATCACGACTGGCGTGTTGAGCTTACATATCCGTCCGGCTCCGAACCATCCCGGCGCGAACTTCTTCCACCAGCCGAGAAGCATGCTCGTGATGTTGATGCCGTCAAGGTCGGCGTCTGTCGCTATCACGATCTTCTCGAACGCCGGTTCCTGCTCTTCGCCTTTTCTCGAAGCGTCGAACTCCAGTATGTTCAGGACGTCCTTCAGCTCCTGGTTGGCCGAAATCTTCTGGATGCTCTGCGAATAAGCGTTGATGGCCAGGCCTCTGAGACAGTAGTAGTACTTCCCTTCGCGTCCAAGACACTTGAGAAGACTCGATCCGGCGGAAAGCCCTTCGCACAGGAACAGGTATTTCTTGTCGCCGACGCCGGGGAAATACTTGTCAGACTTCACCTTGGCCTTCTTGACGCCCTTCAGCTCTTTCCTGGCCTTCAGCTCTTCCTTGAGCTTGAACATGTCGACTATCGGCTCGATGATGGCGTCGTTCTTGAGAATGGCCTTGACGAGCTTGTCGAAGTCGATTCCGCCATCTACGTACGCCGATATCTCGCTCTCCGGGTTGGTGAGCGTGTCCTTCGTCTGCGAGTCGAACTTGGCGTTCGGGAAATCACGCATGAACACGACCATGCCGAGCCTGTTCCTGATGTCAGCAGGCTTGATCGCCTTGTACTTCTTGACGAGCTTGTCCCTGATTGGGTTGGTTATCATCCTGTCGAGCCATTCGATATGCTTGCCGCCTCGCGACATATGAAGCCCGTTGACGTACGTGAAGAACTCGAACTCGTCTGAATCGCTCGGATATACGCCTACGAACCCTTTGCCGAAATCGGCAAACTCGATATGCTCGGAGAACAGCCTCAGGAACTTCTTGGCATCTGGCTTTATCGCTTCGCCGTTGAACGAGAACTTAATCTTCGGGAACGACACGGCAAGGCACATCAGCCGCTGCCGCATGACGTCTTTGTAGACCTGCTCGATCTTGTTGAGGCCGAAACGCTTGAGGTCTGGCTCGAACACGACCTTGGTGCCGCTTTTGTTCCTGCACGCGATAGCCTTGCACGTCACGTGTTCCATGTTGTCAGTAGCGGTCACGACGCAGGAATGCTTGCCGTCACGTGTCTCGCCTGTAAACTTCTTCGAGAATATCACAGTGGCAGTAGACCCTACGCCGTGCGAGCCGAGGTTCTTCTTGTCAACGCTGTCTCTGAAGTTGGTCCCTGAGAAAAGCCGCGTCCACGCTATCAGCGGAATATACGAGTTCTGCAGCCGTTTGGCCTCGTCGGCTGGAAGATTCTTGAGCTCAGACTCGGACAGCTTCTTCTTTTCGACCGGCATGCCAGGCCCGTTGTCTTCGATTTCTACGACGTAATCGCCTATGTCTATGCGAATAACGCCTTCTGAGTTCCTATGCTCGATCAATGCGTCCAGACTGTTGTCGAGAATTTCGTCCATTATCTTCCTGAAGGCCGGCACGTATTCGACGTCTTTACGCTCGATTCCGTCTTCAGATATGACGAAAGTCTTCTGCCTGACCGGATTAACCGCGCCTATCCACATAGTAGGGCGCTTCAAAAGCTGCATCCTGCCAGTCAGGACTTCAAATTTTTCCTGCGTGTTTTCCATAATTGTCTGCATCGATCATTACGATCAACGTCTATTATATTACGTCCTAAGCCGAACGCAAAGGTTAATTTCTGCTCTGCAGCAGGGCCTTGATAGACCTTACGAGGTTCGGATACTTGACCTTAATCTCTTCGTCGCGGATAAGCCACGACGCATAGGAATGTGCTTCCCGAACGAGCTTGTAAAGACTCATTCCCTTATACTTCCCGAACCATATCTCCTTGACTGCTCTCGGCTCGTCCATAAAGGCCTTCAGGCTCGCCAGATCGCGCGTCTGCGGCCTGGAAGGGTCTTTGTTCAATTCATGAACGAGCGCGTCTAGGAGCCTGAAACAGAGCTTGTTGTCGGCCAATGACGGCTTGGAGCTACGAAGTTCATCGTCTGACCGGTATTCTCCTGTAAGCTCAAACAGCACAGCTTCCATAGAATACGTGCCGACGTTCTTGTAATCCAGAAGCGTTTCGGCCAAGCGCATCACGTCGAGCGACAGACTAGCAGGCCATATTACCGGACTAAGCCCGTATTTCGCGAAATTTACGTTCAATATCTTCAAATCGTAGTCGACGTGGTTATATCCGACCAAAAGCATGCCTTTCTCCAGGCATTTGGTCAAAGTTGAATGAATCCACTTGAGACCTTCCATGAAATCCATGGTCTCGACTAGATCAGCTTCGCGAAGCTTGACAGAAGACCGCGCCGACGAAGTGACCGGCTCTTCCAGCCCTGTAAGCCGGAAATGCTTTTCGAACTTGATGTTCAGGAATTCTTTCCCGTCGGTCGCGTCGGTCGCCACGGCGCAGGCGAAGTCCAGAGGATTGTTCACGCGGCCATACGAGTCTGAACCGCAACAGAAGATGTCTATAAACAACGCGTTCATGCCGGTATTATACCCGGCCAGGCAAGAAGCGTCATTCGTGGGACATCATGATTTCGTAGTTCGAATACGCGAGCGTGAACGAATGCACGACCTCGTCGGCGCTCTTGTAGTCGAGGTGCAGGTTGCCGAAAACCTTGATCCAGCAGTTGTGGAACACGAAGTCGACGACGCGCTTCTTGTAGTTGTCAAGCAGCCAGACCCTGACGTCTATCAGGTTCGACTTCAAAGGACCGTCCACAGTCTGGTCGTCTACGGGATTGAAGTTGGCGACCTAAGAAGCAAACGTGAAGAGTGATTTGTAGTTGTAGAAATTCTGGTCGACGATGTAGTTGAACGTGATCTCCTTGGTGTCAGGGTCGATCACATGGGTCGGGACTTCGTACGTGTATCCCTTGAACTGCACGCTCGAGGAACCGATGACCATCTGCGGCACGTCGAAGTCCGTCAGGTTCAGCTGGAGGTTACTGAACGAACGGCCGAGCACGTTCTCGAGAGGAACGTACCCGACCCAGTGGTTGGCGTGCGCGTAATGCGTGTCAAGTCCCTGCATCGCCGGAAGCTCGGCGAAAGGCTAAACCTAAACTTCCTGCGTCTCGTCGGGCGCGTCTGTCACGACGCCACTTACGACGCCTCCCTTGTCGAATGTCTTGATGTCGGCCATACAGGATTATTTACCGGTCCTGTCGTCCTTGGGCTTGGCCGACTTCTTCTCGTACGGGTTGTCGACTTCCTTGGTCCCGCTGTACCACTTGCCCGTGCGCTCGACCTCAAACAGGTCGGGCTTGGCCTGCGCGCATTTCCTGCACCAGTAGCCGACCCAGCCGTGTGTCACGCAGCGCTCGTAGCCGTTTGTCCCGTCCTCTGAGAGTGGGATTGGAGAACCGCAGTCCTGGCATACGCGGTACGTCTTGTTCTCTGCGTCGTTGACAAGGTCTTCGACCTGGTTGGAAAAGCTCGTGCGCATCGCGTTTATCTCGGGCTCAACTTCCTTTTCATAGTCGGAAAGCCATGTCCTGAAATCGCCAACCCTACGCATAAACCAGTAGAGAAACTTGTGCTTGCGCGCCTCGAGATGATACTTGCCCTGGTGGTAGAGAAGATAGCTCCTCCAGCACTTGCCGGACTCGTCTTTCCTGAACAGCGCGGCGCGGTCCGTCACGTCGACGCCGTAAGCGTCGAACCATCTGCCGTCCTTCTCGGAGACTGCGTACGCGGAATCCTTGACAGGGTCGCCAAACGCAGTGAGCTTCTTCTCGTACGCCTCTTCCTTGCACTCTTCCCACTCGAGCGTCGTCCACGCAGGCTTATCAGTCACGTTCTCGATGTCGTACTCGACCTTCCAGAGGACGTCATACAGCTTCTTCGCGGCGATATGGAGAGGCGCAAGCCATCCATACGCGGGCTCGCAGCAGACGTCGTAGTAGAACCTGAGCGTCCCGAACTTCTCTTTGGTCTGCGAGACCGTGACCTTTACGCCGTACTTCCTGTAACGGATGTTGAGGTCTTCCAGCGCGTAGCAGAGCTTCGCGACAGGGTCAACCCAGCCCGCGGCCGGGATAAACCCTCCTGTCTGCATGCCGGAACAGAGGATACGGCAGTCGCGGTCGACTTCGTCATTAGCCTCTTCCCAGCGCTTGCACTCGCGTTCTTCCTTCTGCTTCCAGTTCTCGCACGCCTCCTTCTCGATATCGGTCAGCGAGTCCTTGTCGTCCTTGTACTTCTCAAGCAGCTCGAACGTGACTGGCACGTCAAACCAGGTCTTCTCTTCCTGTTCCATTTCCTCTTCCATGTTGTCCTTTCCTCCGTTTGCTCTCGTCTACCACGACAAGGTTCGCAGGCTTGGTTATCCGGCCAGCCTCGAGGTCAGCGAGGAGCTCGGCGTTCTCTGTAGATATTGTACCGCTCAAGACGGCGAATTCCTTGTTTATCCTGTCCCAGTACGCCCTGTCCGCGGGCGTGACCTGCGCCATAAGCGGATCTGAACACGGTCCAGACATAATCTCCTTGTCGTCCCAGGTCCCGAGTCCAGGTCCGGAAAACGGCGGTTCTATCAATCTGTCAGGATTGCCCCAGTAGCCAGGCTTGGCGTCCTTCGGTCCGCAGACTATCCGGCGCAGCTTCATGTCAAGGACTGTGCCGTCCGCGCAGGTGAAAAACCTGTCCCCGTAGAACCTTGCTGTGTCCGGCATAGACACCCCGATGGGAGGCGAAGCCAGCTGATTTGGCACAGACGGTCCAGAAACAAGCCCTGCGAGCTCCGGGTTGAACGGGCTTGCAGGCGGAAGCTTCGCGTCGGGATTCGCCTGGAACGAGCCTGCGAAAGCCCTGTGCGTAGCCGCGTTCAGCGGATTTGTCCACGGAAAAGCCATGTCACGACTCCGAATTCTTCTTCCAGCGCTCGAACATCTCCTTCAGGAGCTTGTCCCCTTCCGGGTCTCCGTCGAGCGCATGCCTTGCGGCGTACATGTTCTCTATCACGTGGTCCTTGTCGTAGTACCTGCCGTTGTCCCACATCGTCAGGAAACACCTTGCCGCAGCATTCCTCGCCATCTCGGACGCAAGCTTCTCCTTTGCCAGCGCGTTCTCGTTCTTCAACGCGGCGTTCTCCAGTTCTATCTCAGGCGCCTTGACGTCTTCAACGCTTTCATCCAGGTCTGCTTCCTCGATCTTCCATATCCGGGTCTTGCCCTTGACGTTCCAGTAGTACTCGTCTCCAGATACCCACTCAGGCTTGCCGCACTCGCTGTCGCACTCCATATTCTCTGCTGACTTTTCAGCGTACTTCTTCGCGTTCAGCCTGCTGGCGAACACCCGGAGCGGCATCATGTCGCAAGGGTTTACATCTCTTTCGTCGCATGAAAAGAATACGATGTAGATTTTTCTAGACTTTTCCATGTATATATTATACGCGTCTAGAACCGTATAATATTATATTATGGCACAATAGGAAACAGAACTGGCGTCTATCAAAAAGCCAGGCGAGAAAGAAATCATCTCGAAAGAGGAATACACACGCCGTATTCGTGAGCTGGCGAAGTGCAAGCGCGATATCATCTATTTCGCGAACACGTACTTCAAAATCATCTCTCTCGACAAAGGTCTCGTAAACATTTCGCTCTATCCCAAGCAGGAAGAACTGCTCAAGTGCCTTGTCGACAATGACAGAGTGGCAGTACTTAGTAGTCGCCAATGTGGAAAGTGCAGTTCTGGCAAGACTATTATCACTATTCGGAACAAAAAGTCAGGCAAAGTCGAGAAAATATCACTGGAAAATTTATTCAACCGCGTAAATAGATACTGAGAAGCTGTCAAACAGGAAAGCTGAGGTATCTATGGCTAATAGAATCTGTCCAGTCTGTGGAAAAATCCTTCCAAAGAGGAAAAAGACTTTTTGTTCAAACCTATGCGCAAAAGTGCATAGATCGCGTTTGGCATTTCCAACACTTGACAACTGCATAGAGTGCAAAGAATGTGGAATGAGATCCAACCAGCTCTATAAGCATGTCAAGACTTACCACATGCCAATCGAAGAGTACTGCAAAAAGCATGGCATTGAAGAATCACAGCTTATATCATCAACTAGTCATGAAAAAATGTCAGCTGGCCAAAAACTTGCATTTGCTGAAGGTAGATCAGTAGGATGGGGTAAAGGCGACAATAATCCATCGCGAAAGTCGGAAACTAAGTCCGGGCGAAATAGTGTATGGTCCATGAACTTCAAAGGATATGACGGATTATCGGATGATGAAAAACGAAAGCGGATCAGCGAGGTAGCTGAACGCGCTAAAGAAAATCGCAACGCACGTCATAACAACAGACTTCGCATAGATTATTACACGTCACGTGGATTCTCGCTTAAAGAAGCCCGGAAGATACTAAGCAAGAACCAGTCAAATTTTTCATTGGCTGGATGCATACAAAAATACGGGCCTGACAAAGGCCGTGAAATATGGCAAGCTCGTCAAGACAGATGGCAAGCAACCATGAAAAGCAAACCGCTTGAAGAGATTGAACGTATAAACAGGTCGAAATTCAAAAACACTGGATACTCTGAAATCAGTCAGAAATTGTTTCGAGACCTAGAACGTGAATTATCAGCAACACCGCATGAAATATACTATGCCACGAACGGCAAAGATTCAACATTCAACGAATATATGGTTCATGATGATCAGAACAAACGAAACTACTTCCTTGACTTCTACATTAAAGACCTAAACTGCGCTATTGAATTTGACGGCTATTTTTGGCATGATAAGCTCGGCAAACACAAGGTCGACAAAGATCATGAACGAGAACAAGCGCTTATCCGTCTTGGGTATAAAATCCTTCGAATCAAGGAGATGGAATACCGAAAAGATCCTGACACAGTACTTGAAAAGTGCATGACTTCATACAAGGGATTGCAAATGGCTGACAAAAAATTTATAGCGTCATCAAGTCTTGACGATATTGAAATCCTGACAGATACTGGATGGGTTGAAGCTGCTGCCATACATAAAACAGTTCCATACCGCAAATGGCTTGTCAAAACAAACAAGCGGGAACTTGAATGCGCAGATGACCATATTGTATTCAGACCTGGCTATCAAGAAGTGTTTGTTAAAGACCTTGCCATAGGGGACGCGATACTCACAGAAGATGGAACAGAGCTTGTTGTGTCTATTCATGAATCAACGACAATAGAGAACATGTACGATGTCGAACTTCCAGCTGGTACCAATCACCGGTACTATACGAATGGAATTCTTTCACACAATACGACTACGTACACGATCTTTACGCTCTGGTACGCCATGTTCTTCTCTGAGAAGCGCATCATGGTATGCGCGAACAAGCTCGCGACCGCTATCGAAGTCATGGACCGAATCCGGCTTGCGTACGAGTATCTCCCGAAATGGATCAAGGCCGCGATAACGGTCTACAACAAGCAGGAGATTACGTTCTCGAACAACTCTTCCATCAGGGCGTTCGCGACAAGCTCCGCGGCTGCGAGAGGTTTTTCGGCAAACGTAATCTGCATCGACGAAATTGCGTTCATTCCGAAGAACGTCATAAACGACTTCTTCGCGTCGGTCATGCCTATCATCTCGTCATCTAAGAACTCAAAGGCAGTAGTCGTCTCGACGCCGAACGGCACTGACAACCTGTACTACGAGATCTGGCAAGCAGCGAACATGCGCGACCAGTCAAGGAACAAGGAGGGCTGGGTTCCGTTCAGGATCGACTGGTGGGAAGTGCCGGGCCGCGACGACGAATGGAAGGAAAAGCAGATCGCGACAATCGGCATCGAGAGATGGCGTCAGGAATTCAACAACGAGTTCCTCACGTCGTCGTTCCAGAAGCTTGTCCCCGACGACATCCTGGAATACTACAGGCGATGCCTCGGAGAATGGAAAGCCGCTAACATCAACCAGGGATACGACGCTGAGATACTGTCTTCGGACGAGAACAAGCGCTACAGGTTCAAGATGTGGCACTCGTTCAACCCCGACAGGACATACGTGGCGACGGCGGACGCCGCGGATGGCACCGGCGGAGACTACAGCGTTCTCCAGATATGGGACGTGACCAACCTCTCAGACATAAGGCTGTGCTGCGAGTTCGCGTCAGCGCACGTGTCGACCATCGAGTTCGCTTACATCATCAACGAGATCTGCAAGCTGTACTGCAGTCCGTTCCTGATCATGGAGTCTAACGGCATAGGTCAAGCGATCCTCGAGCAGCTGAAAGTGACGTACGAGTACCAGAACCTGACGAGGCTCGGCAAGGACGGCGGATACGGCGTAAGGTCGCACATGCAGGTCAAGTCGAAGGCGTGCCTGTGGACGCGGGAGATGCTTACGACCGAGGGATTCGGCTTCGAAATCTACTCGAAGCGGCTTGTAGACGAGATGGGGACGTTCGTCAAGAAAGACACGGCGGTCCATGTCGTGTACGCTGCGTTAGGCAAGAACTCGCACGACGACTTCATGATGTCGTTCGTGTGGATGGCCTGGATGCTCAGCGAGGAAAACGTCGAAAGGTACTTCACGGTCGCAGAGCAGTTCAAGTCTCCGCTCGGGAAGATCCTTCCAAAGACTCTGCAGCCGCAGTTCGAGTACACCAGGGAAGAGGTTGTCGCGGCGAGGTCCGCTCGCCCGACGCTGATGTTCGAGGAATGGAAAGAGGCGCTGAAAGGCAACGTCGGCGCGACGCCGGGGCTCAAGTACGTCCCGAAAGAAGAGCCGAAGCAAGAGCCGCTTCCTCTGAACCAGCCTCAGCGCGTCGACCCGTTCCAGCAGCGCCGCGAGGAAATAGAGCGCGAAGAAGAAGGCCGCAGGCACTTCGCGTTCGCCGGCGGCATGGGCGGAGGAGACGAGTTCGGTTTCGGTGACGGAGACTGGAACTGATTCAGCGGATGTACTTGATGAATCCGCTGCGCTGCCTCGGCACGTTTACCAGCAGGAAAGCGTAAAGTCTTCGATTGTCCAGCTTTTCGAGTTCGAATTGGTTGTCCATAGCTAGCTCACGGACTTTCGGGTCTCGGCTCATGCTGAGGTAGCGGATCACCATGAACTTCTTGAACTCTGTTTCGAACAGGTCATCTTCGACGTGCTTGTCGTAGATTTCCTTCGACTTACTGGCGAGAATGTTGTCGAGATAGTCGAAGAGCAGCCTGGTCTTGAATGTCTTCGCCATGTCATTTCCTCAAGGCGCAGACCAGGGCGAAAAACTGTATCTCCTTGTCGACCACGACGTTCATCTTGTAGACTACGTCAGACAGCTGGAGTATCTTCGCCGGGTCTGCGACAAGCCTGGACTGAAAGCATCTGTCGAGGACTGAGCTCGCGAGAGAAACATAGTCGCCCGAGAACCTGTCCGCGTTCTGTATGTAGAAGCGGCGGAGCTCGAGCACGTCTTTCTCGTCCTTGACCTTCTTGAGCAGGTCGTCTACGAACTCCATGCGCTCTTCGGTCGCGCATTTCTCTGACGAAACGACAAGTTTGCCGGTAGAGCAGCACGTCTGAAGGTAGTTGATTATCTTCCTGATGTCGGGATAGTAGTACTTCACGGCGAACAGGATAAACTCCTTGAGGTCTTCCTTCCCGTACTCTATCTTCTCGGTATCGAGAATATGCTTGATCCGCACGAGCAGGTCCTTCGCCGAAAACTCGAGCGAGATGGGAATGCACCTCGACTTAAGCGGCTTCAGGATTTTCTCGGGGAAGTTCGCCGTCATGATGAACCTCGTGTCCGACGAGTTCATCTCGATAAGCGACCGCAGGCTCTTCTGGAAGTTGTTGTCGCCAGACGAAGAGGCCGAGTCTATTTCGTCGAGAACCACGACCTTGAGCCGGCTGTCAAGCGACACGGCCTCGCAGAACGGCGTTATCTTGGCCCTGACGCAGTCTAGCGTTCCTTCTGTTCCGCACGGAACGAACAGAACTTCAGCCTTGACTGCTTCGCAAAGCAGCCTGGATATCGAAGTCTTGCCGATACCAGCGGGACCGGCCAAGGTCATGTTCACGAGGTTGCCTGACTCGGCAATACCCTTGAAATACTTCTTGATGTCCTCGGAAAGGACCATGTCGTCGATCGAAGACGGCATGTACTTGTCTACAAAAAGATCGCTCATGGCATTATTCTACCGGAGCAGACTTAGAAGCCGACCTGACAACGAAAAGGTTGAGCACGTATACGGCCAGGAGTACGAAAGCGAGGAAATAGTACGTCTGGGTGAACAATGACATGACATACAAGCAAGCGAAAGCGAACAGCGCGGCGAAACCCCATGAGCTCAACACCGCGCCGTGTATCGTGCTAAGCCTCGACACGCCGTAGTGGTCGCGCAAAATAGAAGGCAGACACGCGAAGAATGAGCCGTAGCAGGCGTTGACGCCTACTATCGCCCATGGAATAAGGCTGTACCAAGCGGCTCCGACAGCCATCAGGATAATCTCGACCGCGAGCGTAATATACAGCACGTTGATGCGCTTTTTGAGGAAATCGCTTATGAACGGGAATACAAGTCTACCGCCGCCGTTGAAAAGCCCGCACAGCATCATGACGGTTATCACAAGCTCAGGCTTGAGGCCAGATTCGCGGATTATGCTTGCGCAGCTGCCGATAAGGATAAGTCCCATAGAGATGTTCAGGAACATGAAAGTCCAGGCTTTCCAGAAGAACCCGTCTGTGAAAAGGCTGGAAACCTTGAAGTCTGACGGCGCGGCAAGCTTGGACGTCGCATAGAAAGGCTTGCGCACGAAGAATACACCGAGGAGCATGGCGGCGAGATAAATTCCGGCGAAGGCGTAGTAGCCGCACTCTATTCCAAGTCGCGGCACGATTTTGTCGAACATCCACGAACAGACCGTAGAACCGAGTCCGAAGCTGATTATCGATACGGCCATTATGACGCCTTTGAACCTGGACTTGGAATACCAGAGAATCAGGTTCTTGACCGGGACGACGTAGCCGCATCCTTCAGCAAGTCCGCAGAAAAGTCCTGTACCGAGATACACCAGCCAGATGTTCTTAAACCTGATTCCGAGGCCAGACGTCACAAGCCCGAGAAAAAACAGAACCGTCGATACGGTCGCGGCGGTCTTTATCCGCTTCTCGACCAGTGGACCGAAGAATGCGGCACCCATACCGAGGAAGAATATCGAAAGGCTAAATGCGAACTGCGTCTGGACCTTTGTCGTTCCCAACGCCTCAGAAATATGCGGCGCGAACAGGCTAAACGCATAGATTGCGCCTACACTCAGCGTGATGAACGCGCAAGGCAGGACTGAATGAACGAACTTGTAGATCGAACCGAGGATTCCGTATTTCATGATACGGATATCATACCGGTCCAGGCGTCATTCAGCGGCGAAGTCGATCCCTCTGCGAGGGTTGAATTCGAAGACCTTCTTGAATCTCGGGCATTCGAACATGCTCTCAGCGAGATAGACCGGGTCTTTTTTCTTGACAAGCCCTCCGAGAATAGAGGCGGTCTTTTTCTGGATTTCGAACTCAGGATAGGATTCAGCGACGAGCTCGAAACAGTATAAGGCGTCTACTCCGCGAACGAAGCCGTAATCGTACGGAATCTTATCCTCGAGGAATTTCCTGGCACGTGTTACCGCTTCTTCCTGTTGGGAATCAGGTCGCAGGATAGCAATCCGGTCGCACATCATGAAGTCGATGGCGTCTATCTCGCTGACACCCTGTGCCACGGCATGGATTATCTTGCCGTCGCCGACGTAGAGCGCGCCGTGCGAATAGTCGCCAGGAATGAAATACCCGTCGGCGTAATGCGTGTATCCGCGCAGAAACACGTCGCCAGGCTTGGCGATCTTCAATGCCTTCTGAATATGGTCTCCGTCCATGCCGTACGCGTCGGGGTCGTAGACCGCGAACAGCGGCCACTTGAATATCTTGACGTCTCCGAATATGCGGAGCGCCTCGGACTTTATCCTGTAGAGCAGGAACTTAAGCTTCTCGATCATGTGAATCTCTCCCCGTTCTTGCCGAACGCGCGATACGCCGGGCACGAGTAGAACATCATATGCTTGGCGCTCATCGTCATGTTCGGGTTAATCTTGTGGCGTAGGATGGACTGGAGCTTGCTGCGGCAGAACATCTTGGTAGCGCGAGTCACGGCCGGTATGGAAAGCTGGCCGATGAACTCGATGCCAGAATCGTTGAACATCAGCATCGCGTTCTGAAGAGCCGGCATGACGAGCTTCGGTATGCGCTTGAGGTTCGGCGTAGCGTAGAACATCCTATTGCCTCTCGTAAGGTGTTCGAACGTAAGCCCATCAGGGACTGCCTTTATCCCGGATTTGTCGAACAACTGCTGCGCGCTGACCAGCGCAGGCATCTCAAGCCTGTGAATCTCCTCAAGATTTGAACATGACGCGAACATATTATCAGCCGTCTATATACTGTGCGCTTTGATAGTTCCGACATGCCGGAGCGCGGTGCAGTTGTAAAACATGCCGCGCGATACCGAGACGTCGGGCATGTCAATGTCACCGACTTCGCGGATCGACGTCTGAGCGAACATGTGCGACACGTGTTTGAGGCTGCGCCAGACGATGCCTTCGGGAATGGACCTGAGGCTGTTGCACGAGTAGAACATCTGGTTAACGTTCTCGAGACGGTCGGCGTTCTCAAACCCAGCGAACGATATGATGTGCATCTGGTTTTGGAACATGCTCTGCGCGTTGTGCCTTCCGTTGAGGTCTACCTTCGGGAACTGATCGGCCTGTATCGCGCCGCACCTGTATGTCGCGAACACGTTGGATGCATACTCCTGGTCGGTCGTCTCGATCTTAACGCCAGGGTATCGCGTGACTACGTCTTTGAGCATGCGCATCGCGTCGCCGTCGTTGAGAAGATCGTCGTCGACGATAAGATATCCGCGCTCGTCCGTCCTGAACACGCCCTGCGACACGATGCCGGTGAACTCGGCCTGCTTGTCGCGGAAAGCCTGCTGCGCGTCGGGCTGGCGCGCGGCGCAGTTCGTGAACACGTTGTCACACTTCTTGAGCCGCGGCGACTGGCCGAAGTCGAACTCTGGCGCTTCGGTCAGCTTCTCGCAGCTGTTGAACATGTTGCTGATTTCCTTGACGGCAGGAAGCTTGATGGCGCCGACGTGCGTAAGCTCGACGCACTGGCTGAACATGCCGCTGGTCTTCAAGCACGCCGGGAAGTCGATGTCGGGTGCAGACTGAATTTTGCTGCGCGCGAACATCTCGTACGCGGACTCAAGGCTTCCGGCATTGAGGATCTCCTCGACTTCGGAAAGGTTCGAGTCTCCGAACATGGACTCGGCCGTCTGCACGCCGGTCAGGTCGAGCTTGCGAATCTTGCTGAGGCCTCGTGCGCCGTAAAACAGGCGGTCGGCGTCCTCGACCTGCACCTTGATGTCTATCGGCTCGGGGATCGACGACATGATCTTGACGAGCTCTTTGGCCTGGTCGTTCGACGTCACGACGATAAAGCCATCGTCGTCGCGGCGCGCAATACGGTCGCGGATGCCGCCAAGTATCGGCTCGAGAATGCGCTAGGTGGTTCCAGCTTCCAGAGCGCTGCAACCGTCGAACATGCCGGATACGCGCTCGGCGCGTGTGATGTTCAGCGAGCCAAGCTCGGGAACCTGCTGAAGCGTACGGCAATCTTCAAACATGTTCTACGCTGTTTCGCACGCGTCGATGCGCATGCTCGGAGGAAGGGACTCGAGTGAGCCACACCTTCTGAACATCTGGTTGGTGTTCTTGCACCGCGGCATGTCGAAATTCTCGCCGCCGATGAACACGAGGCTGCTGCACCCGTGGAACGCGTCAGACGCGTTCTCCACGTTCTGAGCTCCGACAATCTCGCCGATCTGCCTGATAGACGAGCCGTTGAACATCTGCGTTATCGTCCTGCAGCCGTTGAGGTCCAACTTCTGAATCTTGGTGACCGACGTGCCGCTGAACAGGCCGTTCGGCGAAAACTGCTCTTTCAGCCTGACGCACGTCAGCTTGTCGAGCAGCCGCGCGTACTTCCTGACGAATCCGTTGTTGTTCTAGCCAACTTCGAGGACGCCGTCTTCGCCAATGCCGAGGTCGCGGTTCATCGCGGACACCATCTCTGCGTCGACTGCCTTCGCGGCGCGCTTGACAGCGGCCTCGAGGCCAGGGTTGTCCTCGCACGTCCACTTGAAGTAACGGGTCTGCTCCTGCCAGTTGAAGTAGTGGTTGACGTTCGGCACCTGGCCGCGCTGCTCAGGCTGCTTGTCGACCTCGTTGAGAAAGCCCATGCCGCCGAACATGTCGTTGCCGTCGAATTCGCGGTGCGTCTTGAAGTCCAGCTGGTTGTCGAAGAGGTTGAGGAGATAGAACTCGCCGTTCTTGAGGATCAGGATCACGTACAAGGGGCCGACGCCGATGTACGACTCGAACGACCCTGAAGAGTTGGTCGTGCACCAGTGACATTCGTTGTTCTGGTTCGAGTTGCGGCCGGTGCGCATCTGCTCGTCGTCGGTCCTCGCCGACTCGGGGCGCGAAGCGCCGAATATGTGCATCGCATCGAACTGGTCGCTGTTCGTCAAGGCGAGGATCATGAAGTTCTGGTCCTGGAAGACCAGCTTGCCGCCGGCGGACTCGGCGCGGCGCATCATCTGTATGCGGCGGAGCGCCGTCTTGTTCGTGGTGCCGAGCGAGTCGACCTGCTGCGCAAGGTCCTGAAGAGACTTGACGCGCATGATCTCCTGCGCCTTGGTGCCGCGGTGCATCGCGTCGAACTGCTTGAGCCTGCGCTTGACCTCGCCTTCGTCGAGGCCAGCTATCACGGAATCGAACGTCTTGCCGGCCTTCATCGCCTTGTTCGCGAACGTCGCGAGCCACATCACGTATGCGTCGGCTTCGTCGTCGTCCTTGTATCTCGGAGAATACGACGCCAGCCTGTGCAGCTGGTCCACGTTGAGCCGCGGGAACTGGGAGGTCATGTTCGAGACCTTGCCCTCGGACAGGAGATGACGCTTGATATAGTCGAAGAACTTCATTTGAATCAGGCCTCCGTTACGAAATGGATTGCCACAGTGTACTCGACGTCGGTCTGCTCTCCGACCTTGGCTTTCAACCTGGCGTAGATGTCGTCGAGCGCCATGTCGCGGAGGAAGTTCTCAGCCTCCTCGCCGACCATGTAGAACACGCGTCTGTTAGGCGCTGCGCCTTGGAACTGGATCGCGATCGCGTACTTCTTGCCGTTGAACTGGCTTATCAGCTGACGCGGGATAGAAGTCGGGACGCTGACGAACGAGACCTGGAGGTCTGAGTACTCCTCGTCGGCCGCGACCATCGCCTGTAGGCTTTCGGCTATCGTGTTAACCTGCTCTGGGGTCAGGCGCGTTGTGCGGGTTCTAGTGGACTGGGATGTCTGCTGGGGTCTTGTCGCCTGCTGCAGCGCCTGCCAGTCGACGTCGTTGCCGTCGGCCTGGTCGAACGCCTGCTCGAGCTGAGCGAGCGTCACGGTCTAGGCGGCGGTCTGCTCTGGCATGTCGTTGGGGTTCGGCGCTTCGCCGTCCTGGACGGCCTGGACAGCCTCTTCGCGCGCGTCGTCGGTGAGGTCTGCGGTCGCGTTCGAGCCGGTGCCTTCGACGTTGTCCGTTGCGGCCGCGGCGGCCTTGAGCCTCGTCACGAACGCGCGGACGGAGTCGAGCTTCGCGTAGCCGCCGACGCAGAAGAACACGACGTTCGTCTCGTCGTCGTAGTAGAACACGACGTTCATCTCGCGCACGATGCCGGAGCCTTCGGCCTGTATCAGGACCTTCCTCGCGTCAATCGACTCGTCGCTCGCGTACTCGTTGAGGATCCCCTCGAACTCAGCGAGGGTCATCTCGTCCTGCACGGACTCGTCGTACTCGAGGGTTAGCTTCTTGACCCTGGCAGTCCTGTTGGCGCGCTTGGAAGAAGGCGCTGTCACGTCCTCGATGTTGTAGACCCTCGACTCGACGTTGGCGTTCTTGTCGAGGACCGCCACCTTCACGTAGGTATGTTCCTTGTCCTGTATGCGGGAGACTTTCTCGAGGACCTTCTTGACTGTAGTGTCCTTCTCCTGGATCTTGAACTCGGCTTCCTGGAGGAGACTCGACTCTTCCAGATATTTCTTGAACGATCGCATTGTTTCCGGCTCCTTGTACTGCGATTATTTACCGCTTCGGAGCCCGGAAAGGCGTTATTCGTACATGAACGTGTCGGCGCGCTCGAAGTTGTCCAGGGACTTGCGCAGTATGGACTTCGTCTTCTTGATGTCCTCTATCTGGCAGTGCTCGGGGTTGTTCACCTTCTCGAGGATCTCCTCGTCGTCGACGGCGAGAAAGCTCTTGATGCGCTTTTCGCAGAAATGGATGAACTTCTGGATCGGCCTGAGCTCGATGCACTGGGCCACCTCGATGGTCGTAAGCCACTGAAGCTTCGGCTCGATGTCGAGGTTGTAGCCGCGCCATCCGCGGTTGCCGGACGTGTCGAGGCTGGGCGAAATCGAAAGGCCGTACGTGTACTGGTTGTGGTGGAAGCGCATACGGGCGAGCGGGACTATTTTCTTCCAGTCCGCCCACTGCGACCACTTGTACTCCTTGCCTTGCTCAGGCCAGCAGTAGTACCTGTTGTCGTCCTTCTGGTTGAGGCCGAACTGCGAGAACGTCACGATCTTGCGGCCCGAGTTGGTGCGCTCCTGCCTGCCGGCGGCGTTCTTCTCCCTCGACTTCTCCTTGTCGACGTTGCCCTTGCGGAATTCGCCATCCTCGGAGACTTCTTCCTCGGCGGACATGTCTATCTCGGCCTTCTTCACGGCCTCGAGTAGCTTGTCGTCCTTCCAGTCCTTGGAAAGTCTTTCGCGCACGCCGCGGAAATACTCGGTCTCGAAAAACCTGCCCATCTGGTCGGGCGACAGCCTGCAGCCGTTCACGTTGGTGCGGGAACGCCACTTGCCGGTACTCGGATCCAGCCATATCTCGACGTCGAGAGGCTTCCCTGACGCGTCGAACTTGAGGAGGACGTCAGACCTGCGGCCTTCGAAGTCTGGCCTGAAATAGCAGTCAGCGTTCGCGACGAACTCGTCGTCCATCGCGAGGTTCAGATCTTCGGTTTCGTCGTGCGGCCTCAGTCCAGATATGTCGATGGTATTCATGCTGTCGTACGGACCTCGTAAGGCTCGATCGGCGTCTTGGGGTCGCTCAAGCTGAGTTCTCTGTCCTCGTTCTTGCAGATTTCGCCGAACCAGCCAATCGGCTGGATGCACAAGTACCAAATCATGGCGTCGGTGCGCGGCTCTTTCTCCTGACGGGTATAAATCGAAAGGTTCTTGGCTCCGCGGATTACCTCGGCGTACTTGGCGAGCTTGCCGTCCTGGCACCTGTACGCCGCCATCTCAGAGCAGACATTGAGCTTCTGCTCCATGTTCGAGGTCTGGTCGAGGCACTTCTCGAACCAGTCGTCCCAGACTTCCTGGATCTTGTCCTTGACGTCCTGAACCGTGCAGTGGTCGAGCTGGACGAGCTTGACGTTGTTCCAGTCTACTCCGGAATCCGGCTGGCCCGGACGACGCCTCTTGCTCTTCAGCTTGGCGACGAGGTTCTCGAAATCTGCGAGAATGCGCTCGTACTGGTGCTCTATCACGTCGGCCGCCTTCTGGATGAACTCGTCCTGCTTGAAGGTGTACGTCCTGTTCTGGTACCAGAAATGGAGCTTGACCCAGTCGTCGCCGACCTGAATCTTGTCGATGCCACCGGAGCACTTCGACGGATCCGCCTTGCCGTCCATCTTGCGCGGGTACTCGTAGACGGGGAACTCCATACCCTCGTCACCCTGCTCGTCTTCGCCGTCTTCTGCTATCAGGTTCTTCTTTTTCATGTCCTTTATCCTCGGAAACAGTCTCTCGTCCGCGAGCGAGCACCTGGACTCCGTCTCGGCGGTTTCGCCCTGGACCTTGACGTCGCACTGGATCGAGTAGTAATATTTACCTGTCGACTCCTTGTACCCGCCTTTCGCCCTGAACCAGAACGTGCCGTTAGGATAGGCTTCAGCCAGCAGGGGCAATTCGCCGCCGTCCTTAGTCTCGAGGTTCAGCGGGTTGTACCGCCTGTCCAGCTGGTAGAGCGTGTCGCCGACCTATGCGTAATAGACGGGCTCGCGCTTTACGTTCTGGTAGTACGAGACAACGCGCTGTCCCAGGTCCTCGACCTTGATCGGATCGCATATGTAGAGCGTGTCGCCGTCGCCTTCCTTGGCGCGGACTTTCTTCCACTCTTCCATCACCAGCGGCAGGTCCTTCGGTATCTGAAGCCCACGACCCGCCTTCTCGAGGAAACGCCTTAGTCTCGTCTCGCAGAACGACACAAACTCTTTCGCGTGCTCCTGGACAAGCTCGGTCATGTACCCAGTCATGAACCCGTCGTCCCCGGTCGTGCAAGACCAGGCGCCGTCCCTGTACTTGAAGCTCGGGCCGCCGAAGTTGGCGTACTTGTTCAACTTGCATTCGACCCACACCCTGTCTGAGCCGTTGCCTACTGCGACGTCAGAGTAGAACTTGCGGTCGACGTCGGGACGGGAAACCTTGAACTTGCCGGAAAGCCCAGCGGCGGCGAGGACCCTTTCCAGCCCTTCCGCCACCCTGGACTCGAACCTGTCAGCCTCGGATTTCATGCTGTAAACGCTTTCTTAGATTCTTTCTATTGCTATAGTACCATTACTACCAGACTCTGTTTCTGGATAATTTCCATTCCAACTTATTGAAGTGGTACTTGCTATATTTTTTGCTGATACTTTAGCTATGCTAGTACCACTACTTTCATATTGTCCAGTATGTATTGATACGTCAGCCCAACCGCCAGTGCCATTTTCTAAAAAATAAGTTAACTTGTATGGTATTTTAATGTTACTGCTAAAAATATCATATTCGATATTTGGCGGATAAGCAGTAACACTAGAATCATAATTACTGCTTCCTAGGCTTAATACAGTAGCTGAATCAGCAGTGCTTGTATATGTACCAGACTGTACAACAAATGACGCACCTGTTATAGTACAAGATCCATTACTTGCACTATACGATGTTACTGTTGTACAGTTTCCACCTTTACCACCATTAGCAGTAGCCGTTATACCTGCTGCAGGTATAACAACACGAGAATATCCTCCGTTGGTAGCAGTTGTACCGCTTGTCTATGCTGCTCCACCTTTACCAATTGTCAATGTCGCAGAATAGTTTAGACTATCTGGTATATGAACTTCAAATGCGCATATTCCACCATCGCCGCCACCCGATACCAAAAACTTGCCAGTAAAATTATCATATATTGCGTCTCCAGTCTTTGTCTAAGTATTAGACGTATAGGCTGATCCCCCACCACCGCCGCCTATTATCCAAATACGAAAATCTCCACGCGGAAGAAGAACAGATCCACTAGTATCAAAAATTTTTGTATTTGTTAGATCACGTGGATACCACTATGTAGATTGTCTAACTCCCCACCCATACCGCAGATCACGGTCAGCGAATCTCGAAATTCCTTTTGCCATTAGATGGTTACCAGATCCTTTCTGGCTACTGCAAATTTGTTCGTGTCAATTTCTGAAAATGTAAACATTACGACCGCGTTTTTTACAATGCCATCAGAAAACAGCTAAATATCATCTGAATATAAAGTAACATTTGTTCCAGTTGCAGTAATAGTCGTAGTTGTATTATCAGTATAGCCATAAATCAAAGCTACCATGTCACGTAAAGTCGTAGCGCCTGGCTCAGCATCAGGAATCGTCATTATTATAGAATGTGTAGAATCCGCTGACAACTTGTTTACACTTGCGTTTAGGAGCATAGCATTGCCGCCCGAACCAAGGTCTACTAAAGGATATGTCGCATTGCCATTTACTATCGGTACATGTACATAAGCATAACCTGAAGAACTGAGCTAGACTTGATAATTATGCGCATCCGTATCAGTCGTAAATCCAGTTAGCTTGGATGTAGTAACATACTCAGCAAGACTCTAGTGCGCAGTCAAGACAGATATGGTCGTATCGCCGAGCGTGATAGAGACGCCGTTCTCTATCTTGGCGTCAGTTATGCCGTAGCCCGCAAGTGTTGTAGCCTTGCTGGCGAAGTCAAGGTCAGACTCGTCCTTCGTAGCGAGATCGCCGAGATCTGAAATCTTGGTGGAGTTCAGCGTCGGAATATCCGTAGAGAGCAAGCTCGACTTGGCGGCGAAAGACCCGAGGCCGGAGACCTGGCTGGACAGTATCTGCCTGACGTAAAGCTTGCCGACGGCGTTGGTGCTGAGCGTGTCGTTGTCGACGTCTACGTTGCTGCCGCTTTCCCACGGAACATGCACGAACGCCTTGCTGTCAGCGTCCAGCGAAAGCGGGTAGTTCTTTCCAGACCCGGAATAGCCGGTCTTGATTCCGCCTATAGCTGCATCAGTCGCGGCCGGAACTGCGGTCAAATATGAACCTTTCGTCTGGAACACGCTGGTAAGATCGGCGCTGATCGCGCTTGCAGGAGTCGGCGTATCGGTCCAGGGCACGCTGACGTAGGCCTTGCCGTCTGTACTAAGCTGAAGCGGATAGTTCCTTTCGTTCTGCGGATAGCCAAGCTTGATAGTGCCGAAATTCGAAGATGACGCAGAAATTGCAGACCTAACACTCAGTGGAACGCCAGCAACGTATATTTGGTTCGAGGCGTTCTTCTTAATCGTCACGTCATCTACTTCTACCGTAGTTCCGCCACCGCCGCCAGATTCCCACGGCACATTGACGTATGCCCCAGTTTCAGATAGCTGCACCTTGTAGTTCTTGCCGTTCGTAACATAGCCGGACAGGAAATCAGCGTCGATTATTTTCGTCAGCTTTCTGTCCTAGTTGATCTTGTAGTATGTCGTTGCGGACGTGGCCGTGTCGCATACTGCGAGCACTTGGCCGACGTAGTACCGCGAGTCAGTCCCGCCGGCGAGCTAAGCAGTAGCCGCCTTCTCGAGAGCCGAATCGTAGCTTTCGAAATAGGACCTCGCGTCGAGCGGGAACGCCGACTGCGGGCGGAAGCTGACCGAAAAATCAAGTTTGCCGAAATCTGCCATGTTCTTTCCTTATTACGCATTGACCGCGACAGTGTAGACGTCTGTGTCCGTCGTAGCCTCAGCGAAGTTGAAGATGTAGACCTTGTAGTTTATCGGGTTGCCGGACGCAGAAGCCACGCTCTGCGTGGATACGACGGCAGCGGATGTAATGTCAGCGCCTAACTGCTTGTCAGAAGTGACGGTCGCTGTGCCGACAGACGCGTCGTACGCGAATGCGACTCGCATAGTCCCGACCGGGATGTCTATGGTGAACGACCCGCCAGCGGCAAGCGGGCTGGTCGATCCCGTAAGGTTCGTCCTGACGTAAGCCGAATAGTCGGTAATGTCCGCTTTCGTGGCGAGAGCGCCTTTGAAATACTTGCGGTAGGACTTGACAGTCTTCGACGTAGAAGTCTTGCTGCCGGCGGCGATCTTAAATTCGGGGTCTGATGGCTCGCCTAGGTTGTCTTTCGCGCGGACGCCAGCCGTATGGCTGATAGTGGCGGAAATCCTGTACTAGTCTCCATCTGCAAGAGTAACTGTCGAGAATGTCCCGGAAGCAGTCGTAAGGGTTTCTTCGACAGTTGACGTCCCGTTGACGAGCTTGACACTGTAAGACTCTGCTGTGACGCCGGTCGCGACCTGGCCCGGAAATGCCGTGTAAGAGCCAGCGTTAAAGCTTGTCGAATATCCAAAGCTGACGCTAGTTCCGACTTCTACCCATTTATCCGTGGTAAACGCCGTTCCGTCTTTCTTGGCGGTCAAACTTACCGAAGGCTGAACCGTAGAGGATATAGAAGGCTGTACGACAGCGCAGAACATAGCGCTGAGAATCTGCTTGATGGACTTGCCCTTGGCCGCATACGTCCCGGTCGCCGTAGTCGAGCTCTTGCTGATGTTGCCAACGTTAACCCAGTTGCCGGCGAGCTTTATGTCGCAGTCGAAAAACACGTTGTCGGCGGAGTAGTTGCCTTGCAGCGCGCGCCACTCGCCGTCATACCAGGAATAGGCCGTGTCGAGGGTCGGCGAATCGCCCGGGAAAATAGGCTTGCGCACTATGACCGTGTCGCCGGCTCCGGGAGCAGATAATGTCTGTGATGTAGCGGAAACATCTGCTATGATTTCCATGTCAGATGAGACCGCACTTGTCGCAGAATCATGCGAATCTGCCCATTCGGGTACAAGCGTCGTATGCTGGTACTCGTGCAGACTGGATATCTCAGCTGAAAGCGTACTCAACTATTTGTCAGCATCATACTTTAGCATGTATAAGGAACTGTCAGTTAGCTTAACCCATGCGTCAGTATCATATGGTTCTGTCGGCGTTCTAAGAGCCAGAAACTAGTTTGTACCTAACAGCACTATATCTCCAGGGCTGATAGCGTAACCAGTCTTGTCCGCATAGCCTGGCTATGTCGGGTCTACAGGAGTCTCACCTCTGACAGTAGTTGGTCGAGACACTGCCTATATCAGTACGGAGATGCGTTCAACATCGCCGCGAATAGATCCGTCAGCTATCCGTAGAACGTTAATGTCATTGTCGGCAATAGACGTAAGTTCGTCAGGGATGGCGCTGAGATACATGTATAGTGAACGGTCTTCGGCAACGTACATTACGCTGCCAGACTTGAGACCAGGAGCATCTATGCTGCTTATGCACGACCAGACGAAGTTAGAAAGGCCTTCATACGTTGCAAACCCAGTTCCGTCGTCAGTCTTCCAGGTGAGCTGTCCATCGACATCAAGCGCCTTTGCCATTACGCCGCTAAGCTTGTCAACTACGTCACTGAACAAGACTATGCCGGCAGAAATTCCATCGGTTTCTTCGGTGTCAAACCCGCCATACAGCAGACCATATCTTTTCTATCCGTCGCTGTCGAGCGGAACTGGAGGAATATTCCATATAGGCTCACTACCACTACTGTCCCAATACTGGGAACTAAGGTATGTCGAAACCAGTGTATCGTATTTGCCAGCTGGCGAATTAGCGGCGACATACTGCACGATCTAACCAGCGGTTACCTTTTGCGACGTATGGTTTCCGCTATCTTCGTGCGACACTATGAACGCGTCTGACCCGACAAGGCCTTCCGATAGATCCAGCTCAGAAATTTTCTTGTTCGACATGACGATTACTTCCTGACGTAATGACTCTGCTATATTTACGCGAAGTGCCTGCCCGGCATGCGGTAAATATAAGTCGTACGGAAAGTCTCAACGGGCGTAAAATGTTTACAGTAGACGATAGCAACAGACTAATATACTGGTCGAACTGGAAAGAAGTCGCTAACCTCGACGATCAGAACTGGTATTCTAACGGGATACAGTCCCTGTCATACGCCGATACGATGAAAGTAAGGTCCATGTACCCGAATGTTTCATCCGTGACGATGTATGTATTGACTTCGCTGGAAACTGGATGTCTGTCGAGCATGCAGAATTTGCGACGCGCTAGATTTCCACATATAACGTCAGTAGGCTAGTATGCGCTAGCCAGTAATAACAGGCTTTCTTCAATAGAATGCGCGAACGCCGAATATGCCTAGCAAGGCGCGTTTATGGACTGTACGAGCCTTACGGCTATAAGCATTCCGAATCTTGTTGAAAAACAACTTAAACCGCAGATTCTGCAAGGATGCATAAACTTGCTGTCGGTCGACGACATATATGAAATCAGTTCGTTTCAAACAAGCTGCCTTGCCAACTGCGAAAAACTGCAGATTGACTTCGATAAATTCCGAACAGGTGGTGAAGATAGGATCTCGGTAGAACAGGATGCGTTTCTGAACGTCAAGGTCAAAAATTCTATTCTGTCTCTCGGCCAATACGAAGGAAGTGTCGGAACGCTGACGATCAGCAGCGACACGACAGGGCTTTTTGCCGGAAACCCAAGCTTGCTGACAGTACTGGTAAACACAAATGGCATAACCGGAAAAACCGATACGCTACTGTCAGGATGCAGAAACCTCAAACTGTTTGATTCTGGCAACATGACAAGCCTTGGACAAGGCGCTATAGGATGGTGCCAGAATCTTGTCTCAGCAGTGCTTTCGTCAGTATAGTCTTTCGAGACGAACGGATATCAGCCTCTTTACGGATGCAGTTCACTCCAGTACGTCTACGCGCCGCTGCTTGCGAACAATATCTGTCTTGACGGCACGGCTGTCTCGTCTATAGACTTTGGTCAAGTACAAGCTATTTCGGGATATACGACTCCAGCCGGTGAAGAAATGTATGGGTTTGCGAAATGCGATAAGCTGAAAGACGTCAAGCTTGGCATAACCGGAGAAGGATTCGACAATGTCCTGAGTATAGGTCGCAAAGCATTTGCCGAATGCGGAGTATCGAACCTCGTAATCGGTCCAAACCTGATTTCAGTCGACAGTTCCGCATTTGAAAAAGACTCTGCTGGTATTTCCGCGATATCAGGATCTGGCGATAGGAATGAAGGCACCGTATACTGGTCAAGCATGCTGAGCAGCAGTACTGGAACCGCGATAGGCTAGAATGTCCTGTACCGACTTGATTAGCCTGGAACAAGCAAGTCGACGGGCGAAATTATTCTCGGATGCGAAAACTCGGTCTTAAGTGCGTCAGGCAAAGCTGGAGCCGAAGTAACAGCGATAAACGACTACGCATTCTATAATATCGGCGAGCTTTCCGGCGGCGGCGGCAAAACCAACTGGGCGCTAAGCGCCAACAGGATAGTTAGAATTGGCGATCATGCGTTCGACGGATGCAAAAAGCTGAACCTGGAATGCGTCATGCGCAGCACTAAGAATACGGCTCTTACATCTATAGGCAGCTACGCGTTCTACGGATCAAGTAACGGTACTGGAAAGAAAATGGAATTTGCCAATCTCCTTTCCGTAGGCGACGCGGCTTTCATGGGGTCTAACCTGCTTTTTAGCCTTAACGCAGCTAAGCTTACTTCTATAGGCGTATCGGCATTCGCGAATTCATCAGCAAATCTTTCAGCTGGACTTACGTGCGGCACAGTAAAATACCTTGGTGAGCATGCATTCGACAGCTCAGGCACGAAAATTACGCAACTGGTTTTAGACAGTTCTCTGTCAAATGACATAGGGTTAGGTACATATGCGTTCGCAAACTGCAAAGGGCTTGGCACTTTAACTTTCGCGAAGAACGCGTTCGAAAACCCATTAGGCGAGTATGCGTTCGCCGGGTCTACCGTGTCGAAAGTAAATTCGGCTGACAAGACTAGCGGAAAATACCCTCGATATCCATAGGCTGGCGTTTTCGCGAACTGCAAAAGCCTTGCAGACGTAAACATATTCCAGGCTGGACAAGAACTTTTCAGGACAATAGGCGACAGGATGTTCGCCGGATGCAGCAAGCTTACGAAAATTGCATCGCTGGCGCAGAACAAGATAAACACCTATTGGTCTACGCCTGGCACTGCGCAGGACAGCATAACATATGTCGGCTCTGCCGCACTGAGCGGATGTACGTCGCTTACTGCAATAGGATTTTCGAAAATAGCCAGCAGATGGCAACTCGAGCCTGACGCGCTAACCGGAAGCTAGCTGTCCAATATCTGCTTCCAGAACATGAGCGTCGCAACGCTGACTGCCGCAGCTGAGACTTTCGCGCAGCTTACGCCGGTGCAGTTCAATTCTGACGGCGCGCAATATGGCATGTGGTATCAAGGCTTGTCTGGATTAAAGTCATTTGCTGAAGAGAACGGTGTGCCGTTCGTCGTCGTGATAGACATAAAGAATCACTGTGGATGCAACAACTTCAGGTATAACGCGCTATATGACCGCGAGTTTCAGAAGACGATACAGACTAAACAGTATGACGGAAGCCGTGGATATCCAGCGCTAGTATGCTATGTGCAGCTTGACAACGGCAGATTCCAGTCAGAAGACGCCAAACTGGCGAAACAACTGGTAGAATAGTCAGAAACCGATCTTGCTGGGGCCGCCTACGAAGATTATCCGTATATCGTGTTCTGGAAAGGACGAGATAGTGAAGAAGACCGCATAAGGAAATGTCTTAAAGGCGCATGGAACATGAACTACACGCAGGCTGTACAGTATTTCACTACTGCGTTCGGTGAAAAGCTTCCGGGTAAAATTGACAAGATAGAGCCAAATTCTGCGGAAACTATTCCCACGCGCGTTGTTACGTTCAACGGGTGGGGAATCGGTAAAGAATGCAGATTCGGCGCATATACGACAGTCAACAACAAAAAAGCCATCAAGTGGTTCAAATACAGCGGAACAGGTAACAAGCTCGTCGAGGAAAGCTGACAATGGATACGCTGAACAAATACGTTTTTACCAGGATGACACCTGATAACGCCAAGAAAGACACTATTGACGTATACAAGCAGGATGTCCGGTCAACTATAACGGATACAATCTACCAAATCCCGTTGACGGCGATCGCCAACGAATCTAACGGATGGATTGTCGGCCTTAGCAATGATTCTACTGAACCTCCAATACCGACGCTGCATGTAGAAGAATGGTCAAAGACATTCAAAGGCGGATGCAAGGCTAGAATCGCGTATAAAGACCAAAATAACAGTATCCACTACGCGTACCCGGCTGAACTTACATCTGTAACGGCGTACGTTAAGCCAGAAGGCTGGACTCAGCCAAACTACTACTGCGAACTAAGCGTAGAAACTCTTGTGCCTGTCTAGCAGCTTAGTCTAAAAGGCTGCCGCAACATATAGTCAATTATCATACCTGATGAAGTGTCCAGCATAGGGTCTTTCCAAAACTGTCGGGAACTAGAATACCTTTCATTTCAGGCCAGAACGACTATCGAAGAATTATAGGCAAGCGCATTTTTCAATACTGCTTTGAAAGAACTAACTCTACCTGACAGTCTTACGTCTATCGGAAAAGGCGCATTTCCGCCCGAATCAACTCCCAATGTTATATTGCATATGTCATATAAGACGTACTGCAAGTTCAGGGAATAGCTTGATAACGCATATGGCACTAGTTATTTTAACCATGACATTAGGTTTCAGACTGATGACAACGTAATAGCGCAACGTCCAGTATAGAACAATGAAAACTATGCAATCAGAAGTCTTGACATTCCAGTAAAGACAATTCTCAGCATTGGAGACTGCGCATTCGCCGGGTATAAAAACCTGTCTGCTATAACGCTGCCAAGTACTTTGCTGTCGGTCGGATATACGCTATTGTCTGGATGCGACAACCTTCTGAGTTGCTATATATACGATAACGGATCACATTCTGTAGACGAAGGCGTAGAACGCATAGCAATACCCGATGGAATGTTCTACAAATGTGGTTCTCTTATCTCAGTAATGTTACCTCGAAACACCGAGCAAATCGGCGGACATGCATTTTACGAATGCAGCAGTCTTTAGTCAATAACACTCCCATACTGCAAAACTGGACTGAAATTCAAAGGCGCGTTAAATGTATTCGAAGCAGGCCATAGTTCATACCATTTCGCCAAAAGCGGGCTAAGTTCAATATAGTTCTATCCGAAAGACGATATTTCAGAAGCAAAAGGCATATGCCGGGAATGCTCTAACCTTTAGCAGCTAATACTGCCATCGGAATGCTCTGTTATACCAGAATCAGCGTTCATGAGCTGCTAGCTGACTAGCATACAACTGCCAGATACAGTAGAAAAAATTCAACCTTACGCTTTCGAACATGGGTTCAACAATGAAAACAGCTATACGTTGCGTATACCAGAAAAATGCGTGGGTATAGGCGACTATGCGTTCAAAGACGTCAGTGCTACAAATCTCGTATGCGCAAGCAGTCTAATATCCATAGGCGACTACGCGTTCTACTAGTCAAGTCAAACCAATAGCATTGCATCACAGATAAAGACATAGAACACTAATATAGGTACAGCTGCGTTTGCTAATACAGCAATAAAAAGCTTTGACATTCTACGTACTGGTGAAGACGCTACGCATACAATAGGCACGTCTGCGTTCGCAAACTGCAACTCAATGGTGTCTGCCGGCATATAGACACTTACCGCGCAACATTGCAATATTTCTATCGGCGACTGGGCTTTTGCCGGATGTACAGAACTTAGTAGGGCTGACTTTGGCAAATAGTCTGTAAATGTCAACTATATTGGACAACATGCCTTTGACGGATGTTCAAAACTAACTGCATACTCTATAGGCAATAAAACTAAAACTACCAGCGATATAGAAAAAATCCCCGATTATTGTTTTAACAAGTGTTCAAAATTTTCAACTATAGCCTTTGAAAGCAATCCTGAAAAAATAACGCAAATTGGCAAATCTGCATTTGCTGGGATAGGTGGAACAAAAGACTTTAATGTTAAACAATTAACTGCGTTAACAAATATAGATGTATCAGCTTTTTCGGAATGCCCAACACTAACGTCATTTACATTTAGCGCACCAGGCTTGACATCTATCGGCAATTACGCTTTTGCCAACTGCGCTAATCTTAAATAGATTACACTTGGTTCAGGCATTAAAAATACGCAAATTGCCAAAATCCAAAATCTTGGAAAATATCCATTTTCCGGCTGTCCAGCATTAACGGGTATAGTAAATGCGACGTTATCTGATCTTAGTGCTGAGTATGATGCCGCTATGCTTGGACTTGACGGATTGACTACTGGCATGACATTGAGTAGTCAACTATTCTATAATGCAAGCAATCTAACTGGTGCATTAACGGTTAATATACAAAAGGCATAGGCATCATGTTTTAACGGATGTAATAACCTAACGTCCATAAACTGTGGTAATCTCACAACACTTACAGCTAGTACTTACATGTTTCAAAACTGCACAAATCTGCAGAAAGTAATATTGTCAAATATGACAAAACCTGGCGCAAACCTTAATGCAAAAGGATTATTTAATGGAATAGCTGGAACAAGTTCAAGTGATAAAAAACAACTGTCAGTAATAGTAAACAGTAATGCTACTTAGCCAACAGCGGCTGAATAGACTAAATGGACCAATGCATCAACTGGGTGGTTATGCAGAAATACTAAGGTGCACATTATTAAAAATGGAAATCCACCTACTGATGTACTAACGACTGTTGAGTTTAACTAATACTCAGTCTTCAGATAGTTTAATTGATCCAGTAAGGCGAAGCGTCTAGTTATCAGAATTGAAGATTTCGATAACCATGTAGGTTTCATCTATTGACAAAATCTGAGATTCAACATATCTTGCCGTATCGTCACCTATCTAAAACCGATCACTAGCAATAGTCTTAGCGTTCGCGATAACAGAATTTAATGATATCTCATATGATTTATCATCAGATCTTTGTTTCTTAAACATTTGAAATGCTTCTCCGACTACATTCTTCCAGTTGAATTTAAGCCGTGTCTTTGTCCAATTATAGTCATAGCCTAAGCCATTCAAAGTTTGACATATATATGATCTATCATTACTTGATCCGTCATAAACGGCAAGCGTATAAGTTATAGGAGCACTTCCAGTAGAACTGCCAACTTGATACTGTTCAAACCGTCCAGTTATTGGATATGATGGTTTTTCTTTTTGAAAAATATTATACGCACTATCTTTCTCGCCATCACCATACTCACTATTAGCATTAAAAGCAACTGACTAATAATTTATACCGCCTACTATTACACAATCTGACGCATTTCTAATATATGGTGGGACAGCCATCTATTCACTAGGTTTCAACTAAGTAACGTCTTTTTCATTCATGCCATTAGTAAGACCGCTAAACTTGTGTCCTGATTTTTTCAATCCGCCGCCTTCATAGCTTAATTCAATTGTGCTGACGACAAACCTAATTTCGTCAACGCTGTTTTTAAGCTTTAACGTAGGAAAAACCTACAAACCAAGGATGTTCCTATCAGAGTATCCTTCTCCTGCGATATCTGTCTTAGCGAAATCACCACTAGATTTTTCCTTAGCATTAGAGATCTCAGGTATATATGTTGTCACATTTGGCACGTCTATATACATGTCAAACTATGCTGAACCATTTATATCAGAACTAAACAGCATAAAAGTGCATGAAAGTTGTTTTTCAACTTTGGCACCTTTTATAGATTTGCTCATGCTGTATAAGTTATCATATGACTTATTAAGCTTTTTATGTGTCAGCTAGTATCCATCCTAATCAGTAGGCTTAGCACTAGTCGCAGCACATGCAAGAGCAGGAGAAGACACCTAAAATTCAGCAGTCTAAATGCCGTGCCAATAAAACTACATTACGTCTGCGAACGCATTGTCTTCACTTGGTTGAACATTTGAAAGAGATGTCACGATCTTAGATGCAAAAAGCTAATCAGGAGGTGACCAATGTGTAGCACAGCCCATGCTGTCAAACTATGCAGAAGTCTGCTGATGCTCTTCAAAATATGCCTTGCAGATATCTCGTACTGGCTACGTATCAAACGTAAGATGCAACTATGGTTTCCAATTAGAAGGAATCTTGTCTCGTTCTAACGTAACAAGATAAGAATTGGCATTTACAGTCTTATTGAAATATGACGACTCATACTTCGAATCAGATGACGCGATAGAACTATATATCTCTGGCTCAGACGGGATAACCTATCCATCTGAAAGCTCATGTCTATTGCTAGATGATAATGATCCGTACTTGATATCATATCCGTTTTTAATTAGGTCTATTGATACTTCTGACAGAAGCTTTTCGCTTGACATATATCCAGTGTTGTTCCATACCTTGTATCCAGTCTTATCATAGCAATAACCACTCAGGTTATATGTTCTGCCAGCGGCACCATCTCGAACATCTTGCCCGATATATTCAAAACTTTTAAGCAAATCGCATGTACCATTAGACGATGAAATCTATTTGATAAATGTCTTAGGGCCATAGAAATATAGTCCTTCAGATGCGTTCTTGAACCTATCGTCATTCTACGCAAATACAGCCAACATGAAATTCAACATGGCGCTGTTTATAATCTGCGTCTGTGCGACTTTATTGTCAGCAAATGGCAATATATTCAAACTATCAAGAGCTGGATTCATTGTAAAGCTTCTCCTATGCAGTGTATGTATACATAATTTGCCTCAGCTTGATCAGAGTTGGCATATTTCATTGCCAAACAAAATCCCGACTTGGTTTGCCCATAGACATATGGTTTTACATATAGATCACCAGATTTAGCCGATGTCATGACATGATAATCAGCACTTGCAAATTGTCCGTCAGGATTAAACGTAATACTTACGAACTTCCAGCTCCCGTCAAGAAGCTGCGCGATATTTTTACTCTCGCCAACACGTTCATATGCAGCAGTACTACCAATGCTTTCAACATATTGTGCCGCTGAATCCATCTATACATTAACTTTGCTTACGGTTTGAACCTATTCGCTGCCAATCAACTACGCACTGCTGTACTAAATAAGAAATTTTCCATCAGGCAGCGCCAGTTTAGTATATGAACCGAGTTGTATACTGGCCGAATAATACGAATACTATTGGATATTCGCCAATGTTTTTTCAAGCTTATCAGCGTCAGACAATTCTCCCTATGTGTGTTTAAGGTTTATATGAGCGTTTAGGTAAGACCTTATTATTTCAAATACTTGAACATTATACTCACGGATATCGGCTACAGTAAACCTTTTCCAATAGGGCTTGCCTTCTTCTTTCTCTGGATCATACATGTTGTTATCAACCAAAGAAATATAGATACCATATCCATCTGCACCATTAGCCCATACTTTATAACCTTTTTCAACTGACATTCCATCGATAAATACAGTAGGACCAGATACGCAAAAATAACTGTAGAACTACCATATAGTAATATCATTGGCTATCAGTATGTCCTGAAGCCTACGCATAAGGTATTTAGTCACGTATTCATTGACCGCGACTTTGTTCTGTGATATTTTTATACCCTAGTTCATGTTGTACTCTCTAGATTCTAGCTGTTATCAGATCCCGGTAAGGTATATTCTCCCGTAACGGAAAGATCAGTAGTATATACAGCTTCATTCCATTCGGCATCACCAGGTGCAGTGATTGTTAATGTATAAACACCAACACCACAATCATCAGTATTGAACAATGTATTAACTATACTTTCGTCATTTGAATATACTGTAGGCGGTATCTCAGGAGATTCAGCAGTAGAGTCTTCCATGAGTTTTATAGCACTCCATATTATATCAAAATTAGGTGGACCATCGCCTCGCGAGACTTCTATGTAATTTGAAATATTGTCTCCGCCCGTGTTGATGTTAATAACTATGTTCTTCTTAATCGTAATGCTGTTAACATAATCCATAAATTCCATCGCAGCACGGCTTATGCCTGCATCATTAAGAACACTTATTACAGATGCAGGATCTACTCGACACTGCATGAAATATGAAATCTTTCCTAATGAGCCAGATGTATCATATGCTGACGATAAAACAAGGCGTTTATCTTCAGCCGGTAATTCCAATGTATATCTAGTAGAGCCTATCTGCAATGGTGAAATATTAATCCACTCAGTTGCAGCCTATGCTGTGCCAGCTATTTCAACTGTACCGTCAAGCCATATTTTTGTCGTCTTATTTGTATCCTGCTTCTAGTATATGATGTAATTCAAGCCTGGTTTGTCTATCGTGGCTACTACGAATGGATCTGGATATTTTGATACTACGGAAAGCAACGACGACAAATCAATGTCAAAATTCCCGACATTAACATATTTTGCGGCGGCTTTGTTCTTGAATTTGGCTTCAAGCTCTCCATGCAAATACCAAATGTTGTCAGGGTATTCTCGTCCTGATCCTGTCGCACTAAAATTCTATAAGACATAATCACTGAGCGTAGTATCGTATTTATAGTAATCAAACCCAGCTGATATGATACTGCGCGGCCCATTATCAGCCGATACTACGACAGACGGCTGGTCAAATTCGCCAGAGACATTGTTCTTTACCAAGTCTTCAATGTGAATAGATCCATTCTTATATGGCGTATAGCCTGGAAGAATCTAGTAAACAGGCTATTCAGAATCAAATGGCGTCAAAGCTGAAATCTCTGTAGACAACATCTATGAATATCCCAGATGAGCACTTGTTTCATCGTATAAAGGATAAAATGACATCGCGTGCGCGCTTATTATTGTTCTAACAAGCGCTGACAAATATTCGGTGTTGATATCGTCGTCATTTGCGTAGACTGGTGTCCAGTTGCTATCAAGTTCCTTCTTGAACTCTAACCCTGAATATACATCTGCCACACATGACACTGTATCGTTTTCAGGCGTACATCTGTATAGGAACGCGGCTTTATGAAGATCTCCGACCATATATGAGTAGTTGATCAACTGCTTGCAGAGTTGCTCGTCGGAATAATCGAGTTGAATTTTTTCAAAACCTCCATCAATTTCAGTATTTTTTGCTACAAGCATTATAGCATGGATTTCTTCATCATATCCAGCGGAAATAACCGGCCTGACCGTATCATAAAACAAAGCACTGACGCCAGTAGATTCTCCCTTAAAACGGCGGTCCTATTCCTATTCTTCTGAACTTAGAGATTCAATCCGCGCTGAATACGCGCTGGTTATGTGCCTAGCATGATCTGGAAAGTCTATAAACTCGCGCCAGTACTCGGTATTAAGCCAAACGCAGTCTCCGCTAAGATATGTCCTTCCATGTTCATATATCTTAGGCGTACGTGCTAGTACAGCACTTAGAAACCTGTCATTAAGGCTCATCCTATCGAATACGCCGTTCAGCTGACGGAGATTCAGGTTGTTTACCTGATCATATTCTCCAAGTGACATTATGGGAAGTTCTGCTAGCATATCACTTTCCGTTCCACTTGACATTAAGAAACTGCGTATTGGCCGGTGCAACCTCAGCGACTATCGTCTTTATATTCTGCTCTATGTCGCGCTTAAGCATAGCTCGGTCTTTTTCGTCGACAATCGTGTCCATGCCTGAATTATCAATCTATATGGAATATAGATTAGACTTGTGCTAAACAAGACGGAACCTGTTGACAGAACCGATAGACTCTATCTTCTAATATGCGTCAATCCAACTATCACTGTCTCGTGCCTGTATGGCACTGAGATTGAAAAGCTATTGTGAATCGTATTGAGTAAAGCTGCTCAGCGGCTTGCTTATGTCATATGACGAACCTTCGATGCTTATTGTCTTGATGTCATACCGCTTAGTCGTAACGTATTTCAGATAGATTTCATTTCCATGCTTCTTGATATCAGTATATAGTCTGTTCTTGTCAAATATGATGTTGAACCTTGATATATTTCCATCCATGTACTTAATGAATTGCCACATCGGGATGCCATATACTGTACCAGATTCCGAAAGTGCCAGCAGATCGTCTCCATCCTGTTCCATGTACTTGATTGGGCTATCGAACTCAAAATTCAAGTCAAGCCACTTCTTGTCACCCGCAGCAATAGCCGACTCGAATGAGAATTTCATGAAGTCATGCGAATAAGAAAACCTACTGCCTAGATCAGGACTATTTATCGTCTTGCCTTCGCACGCCAGGACATACAGCGTATCTTCTTTCCATAGAACTGGTCCGCCTGTTTCGCTGACTACTGCAAAATCTATAGCAGGTGCTTTCCAAGATAGATCGCTATGCGTAGAAGTGTTTGCTGCGCCATATACCTCGTATACTGCAGATACTTCACCAAGTTCACCGTTGTCTAACTTTATAGACAATTCACGATCTGCAGAAAGGTACTCAGCTGCATACCGCCTGACATTAAACATGTAGCAGTCAAGTACTTTTTCACTAGTATGGGCGTGAAGGCTAAAGCTATTATATACGTCAAAAGGTGAAACAAAAACGTCATTGCCTGCAATCATAAACCATCGTGTATGATAGCCAATGTCAAACTGATAAATTTTCGTAATATAATGGTTCAAATCAGTATCTAATATAACACGAGTATGGTTTTCTGACTTAAGCAGCTACTCAAATGCATCGCCTATAGGATCTCCGCTGCTACCTTCGCTAATTGGTAGCTGCGTTACGTATATTTCAAACTGGTTATTCTGCAAATAGCAGTACTAGCCAGTCTTGAAAGCGCGACAGTAGTTGCAATTACCGATAGGTTGAATATCAATTCCTGTGTCTGTTTGAGTTATTCGATATACAATAGCGCGCTGGTTTGAACTAGCGAATATGAATATGCTCTTTCCAGCAGTTTCAACACAATTTATTTCATAACCGTTCTGAAGTACCAGATCATATGTATAGAACATGTCACCAGACAAGCTTTTTACAGCAGCCTCAGAATCGTACACGATCTCAGGTGTATATATGTGCGGCAAGCCTTCAACAAGACTATCGGCATGGTATATGGCGAACTGCGTTTCAATATAATATTTTCCGTTGGTCTTGATTACGTCTATAACCTTTCCAGAAATCCCATCATACTAGACGTCGACTGTGGCTTGTCCTGAAATCTACACATCATGTCCAGCCATATTGTCTGAAACATGCATTCGATAATCGTATCCCAGATGGTTCTTGGTATTTATACCGTCGCCTAAGATTGACGCATCATCAAAGTATCCATTGACATATTCATTAGGAATCTCAATAACATAGTTGTATGAGATACCTTGTAAACTGAACTACGGCGTAAACATCTGCTCGAGCGTGCTATCGCCATGCTCCAGCATGTGCTGCCTGGTAGGCGCTGCGCTTTGATCGCACGATACAGTAGACTTGTACATGTACGTCGCAAGTTCGTCACTATACTGCTACCCGGCAAACGTATACGAAAAACCGCTTATCGTCGGCTACGTCAGAATATACGTGTACGATTCGTTCTATACGACCTTTTTGATGTCGCTCTTGTCGAACCTTGGAAGACAGATGTTGAGAAAGTCCTCTATCGTATTCTGGTCGTGTTTGACTCGTGTCGTAGAGCGGATAGCCAATTTGTCATTCCGGTACATGTTATGTACGATATGGCCGTGATACATATCATACATGCTGTACCGATTATACGGCTGCGTCTTGTCAAGACTGTCTGTAGCCTGGTCGTCGCCGAAAAACGTGCATGGCTCACCGTCGGCAACAAGCGAAAAAGTCTTCAGCTTCTTGCCGGTGGTTATGCCGTTTATGCGCACGTCAGAGACTGTCATGTCACTGCTCCGAGTTCCTGAATGGGTCGATAGAGCTGAAGTCTAGTTCTGTCATGACGTCTGCCGTATTCGTGTCTTTCACGAGGATGTACGGCACAAGCGAAACCGTCATTGGAATGACTTCGCCGGTATTGTTTTCGTCATAGCCTACAGACAGGCGTGACGCATCGAACTTGTAATTATGCCATCCGAGCGCGTCGTACAGGTTGTGGTGTGCTATCGCGCCGCCGCCGTTCATCGTAATTGCGCCGCCTGCACCAGACGTACCTGCGCCGCCAAACCAGCCATCGATGTTAGGAAGGCTTGGGTCGATATACGTATGGTCGGATTCTGGCGTCGCGTTCCCGATATATGAAGACTCGAGACGTGGCAGATGTATGATGTCATCGTTCGCGTTGTAGTAAAGCAAGCTCTGGTTGACGATAATCGTCGATGAAAGCTGAAGCTTCTCCGTATACCACTGCTTGCGGCCGTTGTACCACCTGTATGTCCAGCGCCAGTGCCAGCGGCAGAACGGCCTATACCATGCGCCATACCAGCCCCAGCCTCCATAATAATACCCACGATACCAATATCCGGGATGGCATGCGCCCCACCAGCGCCTGTTCCACCAGTAACCACCCCACCACCAATATCTATATCTCCAGCCCCAATATACGTCAGGTGCAGCGCCGCCGTTGCCGTATAGCTTGCGAAGCTCTTCCATCGTCAAGCCGCCTCGTGTCGTATATACATGTTCGTCTACGCTAAGTTCAGTACGCATGCACTGATCGCGGAGCTTTGCGAAATAAGAATCTTCAAGATAGTAGTTCGCGCTAAGTGGCGTCAACGAGCTCTTGATAGAATAATTCGGGCTAGTCGGGTTCGGCATCCTACTATAAGGCGCTATCGTACCGCCATCACAAGGCACATATGAAATTGAAAGCGCATGAGGATATACGTTATTGCCGAATTCATCGAAACACGTACTGAGGTCTGGATGCTCGTCAAGCAGCTGGTCATAGCGCTTTGCCATATAGAATATGACGCCGAGAGGTATTGGCGACTTGATAGACTGCTTAGCGGCCATGCCGCGCTGATATGCAGCTGACAGCGCGTCTTTGATGTCGTTAGTAACGCTGGCCATGAGGTCCTTATACGTGATCTTCTTAGAGACATAAGTCTCTGTACCGCTTTGATACTGAGAAACCTCGATCAGGTCCTCGGCGGAAAGTCGCGGATTTTCACGATTGATCAGAATCGGATCCAGGTCTGATACTCGTTTTATCGCCATGTCTTATGCCTCCAAATTGTCTTACCACGATTTGTACGAATTGAACGTAACGCCATACTTAGGCTTGCTAACAGTCGAATAATCGCTAAGCTAATAGAACTAGCAGTCAACACCAGTATATGCTGGCACTTTAGCTTTAGCGAGCACTGCAGATAGCTTTGTTTTTTTATTCACCATTGCTGACAAGTTGAACTTCAGGTCAAGCTCTTTTACGGCAAGCTGCGATATACCATCTGGCAACCTAGCATTAGGATTATCACTGAATTTTCTCATGCTTGCCTAAGTCACGCAGCTTATACTATCTAAGGACTTCGCTTTACTACCTGATGCATCAGCTTGATAAATTGACTCAGCATAGCATACGCTAGTTGATCTCATAATCTACGTAGAAGAAAGCTTTGCAGCAATAAGACGTGGGCTGTTTCCGTCATACAGCCTACAGATATAACAGCTCGAAAGTTTACTAGCATTTGAAGTAAGCACGCATGACATATTCATGCTTGTCAAAGAATTGCTGCCGTATGACTTATAATAAAACAATGGATAATTGTAGCTGTATGGAAAAGCTGCCATGTCAAACGCCAGTTTGTTAAAATAAAACGCAGCGTATAATGCCGATATATTTTGAGCTGTTGTGACGTACTTGTTCTTAGCTGTTTCGAGAATTTCGCTAATCTTGCTCGTAACTTTATCAAATACAGGATCACCATACGGAACCGGTGCAGGTTTCTATGCTGTAAGTCCACGTTCGTTGCCAGGCCCGCCTTTATGTACGACTACGGAAATTCTGCTGTCAGGAAACATTGACGTCGACGAAATATCCATACCGCAATCGCCATAGCCTTTGAACATATAGCCACGCCCAGCTACATTCTCAACACGGGAATATATAACATCATCGGTCGTAGTAAGTCCGCTTATCGACGCGTTAAAATTATTGCCGATGCATGCATAGGGCTATTCTACGAAATTCTCGTACATGTCATTTTCGCCGGTTCCATTCCATTGCAACAGGCCGACGCTTAATTTGCTTTGCGTCTTGATTTTAACACCGTATGTATATTTCAAACTAGCAGATGAAAATATGACGCTAAGAGTCTTTGCCTAATTATCATCGTACTTGAAATTGACAATATTCTAACCTGTTGACAAAATACCGTCTTCTGTCGGAAGGGGCTTAGAGCCAGGACTGTCATCGGTTACGGTCAATGCGTTTTCGCTATAATATACACCTACGCCAGACAAAATAGCAATGCATTTGCCAGGATTTTCTCCAGGTTTCGATGAAATAATATACTTATCGAGCTCTGACATTGACTTGACTCTAACGCGGACTACTACGGCTATATTTACCGTTATCGGCCTGCAAGCTATCAAGTCAATTAAGAGCGAGTTATTACCAGTGTCTGTTCATCAATCGCGTTACAACTATATGGAGATATATTATAATCCAAATTTAAGGCATTGCTAAGCATAAAAGAATCACCTTGGTCTAGTAGCTATACTGTAAGTGATCCGCCTGCAGGTATAACATCTGCAAACATGAAGTTGCCATTCTACCCGTTATATGTATGTTTCTGAACATCAGATATGCATCTAGCATGCTCAAACGTCACTGACTTAAGCGATGAAAGTCCTTGAAATGCATGCCATGGAACTACTGTTGCATATCCAATTGAAAGATTTGTAAGCGTCTACGGGATAACATATCTGTATGACTTTACAGCAACCTAGTCTTTGCTATTGCTAGATAAAATATCCGCCTACGGGAAATAATATATCTCTTTACTGTCTGCGCTAAGTTTTTTGAAATCACTATTTGACACGGATAGCATTGTAGCATGAACTGTCGCGTTAATGGAATTAAATGCACCACGAAAACGACCTATGAATGGCAAACGTATAGCGCTTATCGAGTTAGGCGCTGGTGGTTTCTACTTACCTGCGGTCCATGCTACAGAGGCAGCATTTGTATGCATGCAGTTTATGCCATCAGGATAATAAATGCTCGATATAGAACTTGCTGTGTCAAACAATAAATCATTAGTAAACGACTCAGTATTATCAGGATATCGAAATTCGCTTACACCTATCAACTAGTTTACAATATTCTTTGCGGTAATTTTATAGAGTATTGACGATAAGTGGTCTGGTTGACGAAACTTAATACAGCTAATTTCAGCTCTAGTAAAATTCGGCAGTAATTTTTTAGTTGATGCTGCTGCTAAACTAGTATAGTTATCAATAGGCGCTGTGAATATATTTGTTCTACAACTTAAACATAATATTTGCGTATCAGGTTTAAGTGTCATATCAGGGATAAACTCAATATTCTTAAACAGTTTACATTTATTAAAATTCACTGTTGTAATAGCTAAGCCCTCAAACGCATTAGGATCTACTTCACAAAAACACTATGTATCATAGCCCCATGACTCTGCGGTAAACCCATATGAGCAAATACCGGCTATTTTAGTAGGTCCACTAAAATCCAATGTAGTCAACTTTGGACACTTAGAAATAGCATTAGCCTATATACATGAAAGTCTATCGGTAAATTGATTTGAAAATACACTATTTGGACGTGAAGCAGTTGAGTTAAATAATACGACATTTGCCAATATAGCATTATTTGATAAAGCTCCAGTCTCTATGCAAGAAATATGGGTAAGTCCAATATTAAATGTTTTAAGTTTAGGATTATTAGAAAATGATCCTGACTTCATAACATGCCATGCAGTTAGGCAGCTAAACTATGACTTTTCTTTATCATCGTCCCCTGTGTAAACTGGACAATTTTTTACTGCAAATTCAGTAATACAATTCTATTTGTTAAAGGTTTTAAGACCAAACTTTACAAATTTGGTCGCACTGTCTATTGTTACACTTGATAGGTTAGGACAACCATATAATGAATAGTTTGATAGTCCAATCATACCGGAAGTAATCTTTCTAAGAGAAATAGGAAGAGAATTTCCTGCAGCATCAAGGCCGGGATATGGTTTTGCTGTAGCTGACAAATGGCTAAAGCCAAAATTAATGGCCGTAAGACTGGTACTAAGCACTACCGTATAATATCCTGGCATAGTATATGTATGCTTAAGCATATTGGCTAACGTTGTTTTAGTTCTATCAGTCGAAAGATATGTAGTTGAATAATCACCCCAATCTGCAATTCCTGGTGTCTTGGCTGCAAACTTAGCTGCAAAGAAAACATTTAATGTTTGATTAGGCTAATCAGTCTTAATATCGAATACGATTGCGTCTTTGTTCTTAATTTCTTCATCATTAAGTCGATAGTCTACTATCTAGGAATAATTCCAGCCGCCAGGACTAGTAAAAGACTCTACCTATGCGGAAATGCTATAGAGGTCACGATTAACAGATGAAAATACCTGTATGTCGTCAGTATAGCTAAATACCTCAGTCGCGACACTAGTCACTGCTGATGTAAAATCAGCGCTGGTATTGTTTTCTACGTTGGCGAAATAATTGACGCCTGATGTTGGAAGATCTGCCATTGTCAAGCCTCTATTTCTTTTGTCTTTTCAGCGGCAAACGATACGTCGTACTAGATATCACTGTATACCGAGATGCAGTTGTACATGTCGCCAGTCAGATTTGGCTCAAGCCAGATCGTAAATTCTTTCCCGTCAAACTCTACATTCGGCGCCAACTTAAATTCAGGTTCGATTTGCTGAGTGTTCATTATCCGCAAATCGTATCGCGCTGACAGTTCCGGTTTGTCTATTACCTAGAATACTATTGACAAATCTGTTGTCGGGGAACCGGCATCAAGCTCGTAAAAGAACATGTTTCCATTAGAGTTATATGGGTCTGCTAACTCTGTATTGAATGTATTATCCGTATAGAACTTTAGGTACTTAGAATTTGCGGCAAGCTCTGCGTAATTCTTTATGAAGCAAGGCGAATTGACAGAAAGCTCAGATCTTACACTACTGCCGTTTATTATCTTGGCGAACTAAAGTATGCCGCTTTCTTCATATGCGCTGAGATTGCGTTCAGCGAAATACAGCTGAGGCTGTTCGGCTGAACGGAGGAAATCACATGACATGTTGGCGATAAGCTTAACGTAATCGCCGCTCTTGCTACTTCCTATGAGCCGTAGGTCATTAGGCAGTATGTTCAATGTCAAAACGCTCATTGACGCGTTTTCAGGACAGTATCGCTCGTTCCATACCGACAGCTTGAAGTTATGCGCGGGCGTGTTTTTCATCGCGCTCAGCGTGAACGCCAGCAGGTTGTCAGGCCCGTAGTCGGGGTTAGGCGTTATGTCGAGGTATCCGTCTCGGTACTCTTCCTGTATGCTGGTCGTGACGCTTATGTTGGAAGACACGTGCGCGGTTATAGGCGCTTTGTCTCCATTGACGTCAAGCGTCATGTTCTGCCCGCTCAGGAACGCGCAGGAAAGGCGCATGTCGCTGCTCTGGACGTACACGTCGACTGACACCTTGGTCTCGAATACGTCGTTTGAAAGCTCTACACTGCTCGTCAGGTCGGCATTGTGCCTCGCTGAAAGCCATATCTGGTCGTAGTATGTCGGACGCGCCATTGAATGTACCTCGTTACATGTCGCTTGTCAATGCTGTCGCGGTGAGCTCGGCCTCGTCGTATTCGGTTATGGACGCGAACGGCCTGTCGACGTCAAGCAGCACGCTCATGTTGTTTTCGATGGTCATAGGCCTGTTGTCTATGATATTTATCGTCGAGAGCGCGTTCTCGGCCGCGTCTATGTAGAACTGCACGCACCCGGTAAGGTGGTACGCCGGCGAAGACACATAGACGCTTATCGGGCTCGGGTTGTCGCCGTTCGAGTTAGAATATACCTTGTGCAGGGCGACTAGCATTAGCTTGTCGTCAGCCTCCTCTAAAATACAGTCCATGTAGTCGCCAGCGTAGTCGGTTCCGCCGGTTCCGCCGGTATGGCTTTCGTAGGCGTCGCGCGACACGATTTCCACGGGAATGTTGAAGCGTATCGTATCCAGCTGGTCCATGGCGCTCAGCTTCATTGAATAGCCTTCTTGCATCAGCTTGTAGGACCCGTTCGTGTAATGGTACGCCTTAACGCTTCTGACGGTCGTGTCGACGTGCACGCCGACGTCTCCGCTTATCTGCAGGTTCGTGTTCTTGGCTATGGCCCTGACACGGAGCTGACTGACGTCGACCGGCGCCAGACCGCCTTCGTATTCAAGCGTCGGCGAAACAGCCTGGACGGCGCTGCGCCTGTAGTTGTTCTCGTAGCCTATCGCGGAAAGCGGACGGGAATCGCCTACGAGGACGAGCTGTACGCCGTTTCCGCCGAAATACGCGAAGTCCGTCTTGAACTGCGAATTGGACTCTAGCTCGAATATGTCGAACAGCTCGACCGACAGGACGGTCTGCTGGTTGACTACGTAGGATTCGCCTTCGTGGTACGCGGTCAGGTTGATACGCCTGTTCTTCCTGTTGGTCATATCCAGCTGCACTATGCCGTTGTTGTTCAACGACTCCAGATATCCGTACGGCTCAGATTCTATTATGGCGGACACTTTTCCGGCGATGAACGAGTTCGTTATCCTGAACCCGTATGGCGGCTCCTTGACGAGCTGGTATTCGAGAACGTCAGTCTGGCCTTCAGGCCAGATTATGAAGTCTTCCGTATAGAAGTCGCTCGTAAGCTCAAGAACGTCGTCTTTGCTCGCTGTAGAGCGCAGTCCTGTCACGGGAACGATGCCGTTGGTCGTGAACGTGTAGCTCTTGATGTCGGCGATTTCGCTTCTGCACGAATATATTCTGCTGTCGGAGAGGTACGCGAACTCCGGCGCGTCGCTCCAAAGGTTGAACGCGCCGGCATGCCCGTGCTGGCGGTACTGGAACGACTCCCAGTCGTCTCCTATGTTGAAGTTCATGACCGTCTCGAGACGCGAACCAGCAAGAGCCGCGGTAAGGGTGCAATTGGCGGTATCAGCGCTGGACAGCCAGACGTTCATGATGTTGGACAGAGACATGCTGCCGCCTGGAATGTCTATTCCCAGGCTGCGGACGCGGCAGTCCGGCAGCGGCTAGTCTTCCGCGTCAGATATGCTGATGTCGCTGAGCTCGAAGTTGAACAGAATGCTGAGGACGTCGACGCCGTAGTTGTTCTTCAGGTCGTATGCGTCCCTGATGTCGAGCATATGCGTATATTCTTCGTCCGGAACTACGTCAAGGCCTTTCGGCATGAACGAATACACTCTGTCGATGAACGGCGTAACTGATGTCTTGTGCGCTATGAGAACAGAGGGATTGGAATCGTATACGGTGTCTTCGTCTGTCAATACGCAGCCTTCGTCGTCTTCGAGCGCTATGTCGTCGCCGTCTTCGCACAGGGCCAGAGCCGTTGCAGTCAGACCGCTGTAGTAAGGCTTGTACTGGAGATTTGGCTTGATAACGACCGGCACTTCCGCGTAAACCTTGGTCTGCTCGTCCATGAAGCCCTGCAGGTATCTTTCCGTCGGGCCTGTATAGAAGGACGCGTACGCCTCGACGTAGAACTTCTCTATGTCGTCGACGTTCGACTCCGCTTCGCTGTAGTTTATCTTGACCAGGTCTGCGCTGACTATGTTCTGGATACCGATGCGGTCGTTAAGGTTCAGCCCGTAGCCGGCCGCGAAATAGTCGAACGTCTTGTTTCTGACGTCGTCTTCCGTATACTTCGAGTGCGAAGCGCTGGCCTGCACGGCGGATATCTTATTGGGGTTCTGGAACAGGAACCCACGGCGCTGCGTCTCGATCGCTGTCAGCTCGTCGCCTATGTTCTTAGGCCAAATGCGCGTCTAGTTCGGGATCGTCATGTCGCCGAGCTTGGCGTCCCACAGTATATCGTTCTTGTCGAACGTGCCGTTGAGCAGCTTGCCGGCGGAAAGCGCGGCGGATATATCGTCAGAAAGGCCGGAGCCTATCAGGAAGTCGCTAAGCGCGAGAGATTCAGCCGCGTACTTAGGCTTGTCATCGGAGATATTGCTGATCCTGTACCCGGCGAGATACGCGAGGTGATATCTGACGAGACAGCTGATGCGCTTGGTATCGTCCATGCCGTAAGCAGAGCACGCGTTGACCTGGTTGAAAAGACCGAGGTACTTGACTCCGTTCGGCGGGATTATCGCGTACGAGTACTTGTAGAACGGCGCTATGAAAGAGTTGACGGTATGGTTGTTGTAGTTGAAGTACAGGTAGATGCCGCCGTCTGAGAAATCGTTGCCGTCGAAGGCGTAGTAACCGGAAAGGCGTTCAAGATCCGCCTCGAGGACGGACAATACGCCGTTCTCTGTCTCGACATAGTCTTCGTGCACCGAAAGCAGCTTGTCGTACTGCACGGACAGGCGCTTGGACGGAATGTCGTCGAGCTCGGCCACGAACTGGTCGTTCGTCCTTATGTCTGTGACTGTGTCCTGGTTGTACGCAGTGTATATCTCCTCCTGCGCGACTCTGTCATACTGGTTTAGCAGAGGAGGGAATCCGCCGGATATCTCTGATGTGTCTATTTCGTTCTGGTACTTGAACGCGAGAGCTGGGTCCTGACCTTCTTCAACGGACTCGAAGTATTCCTTGTACTGTTCCGGCCCGTGCTCGGCGTCGAACTTGATGTTCGAGACGGACTTGAGCGGGTCGTTCTAGCTGTCGCGCTCGCGAAGCTGCAGTATGTGGTACTGCTCGAACTCGGCGTAGTTGACGTAGTCTACTGGGATTACGTCGTACTGGAACGTCCACGGTTCGAACCAGTAGCCTGGGTACTGTGCTGACAGGACAAGGCTAAGCCGTACGTCTATCTCGGCGGTATCTTCTGAAATAGCTCTTGTCTTGACGCTCGTGCTTACGGAAAGACGTTCTACCGGCGGAACGTATATGCTGTCGAAAGTCTTCGCGCCGGACTGGTTGGCTATTTTCACAGGCGACGTGTCGACATTGTCCTGGTACAGCCTATGCCCGTAGTAATCAGTATAGACGTCGTCCTGGTTTGCGACGACACTATATACGATGATGCGTCCATCGTCGTCGCGGTTCTTGCGATATATGTTGACTATCCACGCCGCGGTGGAAAGGACTGAATCGCCTTTTATCTGTTCTGTCGGATGTCCCGTCAAAATCAGGTAATCTTCCGGGATTGTTATCCTGTCAGGATTCTGTCCGTCAAGAGACGAATTCAGATTGTCTCCAGACGGGTTCAGGACAGTAGAAAGCGGAAGATGCGTGGTAGTTCCCTGGACGTCTGTATATTCCTGGTACGCCTTGTAGAACGCAATTATGAATTGCCGGCGAGGCACGACGTACGAATATATCGAAAGCTATGCGGCAGAAGCTATATCGCCGTTAGCTACTACGGATATTCCGTCGGCAACCTGCATCGTCTTGGAATAGTCAGGGACGTCGACCTGGTACGCGGAAACGCTGTTCCGGTGCGACTGATACCATGCTTCCCTTTCGGCGTACAGGTTGGTAATGTCATCATTATACCTGCCCTTGCGGACTTCCGGATCAATATACGCCCAGTCCAGGTCAGCCTCGGCGCGAGCCTCATCGTCGAAGCTGAGCAAAGCACCGTAGACAGCGGATATGTCGTCGCGTCTTGACCATGTATTGGTCTCAGAATCGTAGCCAGAAAGAGTATGCTGGCCGTTTCCGAACATGAATACCGATATGTTCCCGTTCGGCTGGTTGTACCATGTCGACAAATGTCCTGCGCTTTCGCTGTACTCGCTCCGCACGAGATACTGCATGTTGCCATCGCGGTCTAGATAATACGCCTGCGTAGTCTCTTCGAACAGGTACTTGGACTTTATGTCGCGAATGGCGTAAGACGAAACCTGCAGTTCCGGCAGATTAAATACCGAAAGCTGCCTGTTGCCGAACATGTGCCACACGGAAAGCCTGTCGAGACTGCTGTCGTAAAGCGACGACATGACGCCTGGCTCTATGTTGATGGTACGGTCATAGAACGTCGTCTTGGTACCGGGTACTTCGCTGTTTATAGACAGCGTGTTGGCTTCCCTGTCGTACGATATAAGCCTAGACGCGACATCGTCGATGTACGCCGACATCTGGTAATACGTAGTAGCAGACACTACAGGCTTAGTAAGCGCGACACACTTTATCTCTCCGACGTCGTTAGCGTTTACGATACCGTCTAGGCTGAACAGCTCGTTCTGCGTCTGCCGCGCGTTGACTGCCGATATCAGAGGGTACTGTTCCCATCTGATGCCGTGCGATATGCCAGCTTGCTTGTTCTCGATAAACTGGTCGACGTCCGTTGCGAACATGATGTCGCGGTAGTACGGGCTGGCTTTGCCCATCATCTGCACGCGGTGATGATGCCGTTCGGCGCCGAGCGATGAAAGGGTATCGTTCAGCCAGACGCGCATTTTGCCTTGCGAGTTGGGGTAGCTTGGTATGAACGCCGGGTCGCAGTTCAGGTTGTAATGCTGCACGTCTCCATACTGGCGTATCTGCCCGTTCTGGAACTGAAAGTTTATCGCGACGACGTAGTCGTTGAACGCGTCGAACCTGTTGTCTTTCGCCTCGCTGGAATTACTGGTGACGTACAGCGGGTACTGCGCTACGCCGTACAGGTCTTTCGGCAGGTACTGTGTGTAGGTCAGAGCAGACATGACTACTTCGATCTCGCTGTAGTGCAGATCGTCGTTAGGCCTGCGGATAAGAATATATTCGAGCTCTGTCCTGTTCTCGTCAGAGATGAAGTTCTGCCTGTTGGAGAGCTCGTACTGGTACATCGAGTAGTCGAGCAGGCTTGTGTCGTACATGGCGTAGTTGCCGTCGTAGAACCCTACTTCCATCGTGGACGACGAAAGGCGTTTCTCGAACTCGACCGCCTGCGAGATCTAGTCGTAGTCCATCTCGTTGTTGGAGTGCTCGACGTAGTTCACGACGAAGTTGTTATCCATCGTGTTCTTGCCGATGTACGCCAGCGTCATGACGTTGTCGGAATACTCCATCGCTATGTCGCCGCGGCGGAGATTATATTCGAGGCCGTCGACGCGGATGTCGTACTGCGTCTTGGTCGTGTCGGCGAAGTCAATCTGCTCTACCTGAAGCTCCAGCGCGTAACTGACGTTCCGCTGGTCAAGCGTCGTCGCGCTGTAGAAAGATTCGGATCCGTCTTCGTCGAGATACTTGCTGGCGTACAGGAACGAAACTTTAGACAGGTTCTTGTATACGCCGATGAGATCGCGCCATGTCTTCTGCTCCGCTGACTTCCTGATGTTTCGGTTCCTCAGGTAATAGACGAAGTTGCCGAGTTTGTCGTATTCGGAGTAGTAGGAATTGATGTCGCTGTCGAAGTACTTCCTGACGCAGCCTACTATAACGTCGCAGTTCTTGTACCCGAACTGCGTCGTATACTGCCTGCTAGGCGCGAAGAGAAGCAGGTTCTGCAGCGAATTGTCGAAGTCGAAGTCGTAGAACCCGACAGGGAACTGACTGGCATCTGTGACTATTCCGTGGACCTTCGACTTGGTATATGCCCTTCCGAGGAATGAAGACTTAGTCGTCTCTCGGGATCCGTTGAGGAAATACGTGAACTTTCCGTCGGGGTCGAGATACAGGTCGAACGTAGGGAACGCTATCGGGTGGTTCTTGGCGCGCGTCCACATGAAGCCGAGCGTATCGCGTTTCTCGTCCTGCGTGTAGTCGTCGTACGGGTACTTCTTGTATACCGCGTAGTGGTCGCCGTTTATGTCCTTGGCGTAGCTGTATATGTCGAAGCCCGGGTCCGTAACAAGCGCATGTATGCACGCGTACCACGTCTTCAGCCGGTCAGCCTCCGCCTGCAGCTCGTCGCTGCCGAGGTTCAAATGCCTGTAGAACGGGTTAATTATCCTGCCGTCTTCTCCGACGACAAGCTGGTCTATGAACCCGTTGTAGTCGGCCAGATACGCAGAAAGCGCCTCTTCTACGAACATGCCGTCTCTGTCGCAGTACGGAGAAATCTCCGGGAAGTCGCCCTTGTTAGACGCGAGCTCATACCCTGACGCGTAGCCCGTAAAGTCGAACATGTCGTACTTCCAGATGTCGCATATCGCGCCGATCGCGTCTATGTACTCGTCTATCTTGGCCGACACCTACTCGTCGTAGCGCTTAGGTATGCTGCAGTGGAACTTGCTGCCGATCGGGCTTTTGATGTCTGTAGTCTGGCTGAAGTCGTATATGTACGGATGGATCTGGTATGACGGATGTACCGTGTTCTTTACGTTGTACAGCGCCTTCTGCATGTCCGAACTGTCGGTCATGAGCTGCTTGTAGACGACAGCTGTCTCCTGCCAGTTTACGTCAGGTCGCTGCGACGAGAGAACCATCGACGACAGACCATACTGTTCCGGGTTGGCGGATATCTCAGCTATCTGGTCCGATATCTGCGCGACCTGCTCTTCAGTCATTCCGGCAGAAAGCTAGTCTAGTCTGGCCTGCACTATGGAACTAAGTCCGTAGAAGCTGTTGCTGGCGAAATCATACCGCTGGTTAGACCCCGCGCGGTACAGCGTCTTCATAAAATCAGGAAGGACCGGCAACAGATCTACAGAGACATGCGCCTTGGAAGCATGCTCAATAAGGTCGCGGTAGAATACGCTTATCTCAGAGGTCTCAAGCGTACCAGTACGGGTTTCCTCCCAGAACCTGGAGTTGAGCTGCTGGCGCTGCTCTGCCGTATAGTTTATGCGCTCGTTCTCGACGTTGAAATACTCAGTGTTGTCGTAGTACTCGACAAGGCTGAAGTCCTTTATCGTAAGGCCGTCGCCCGCGCCCTTGTAGTTGTTCTTGACGACATTCCTAAAGTATTCTATTACGTATAGCGCGACGATTAGCCACGTGCCACGTATGGAGTTACGCTCGACCATCGTCTTGATCTTGTCGCGGATTGAGACAACGTTGAGCGTCATGTCGGCCAGGACCTGTGCAACGTCGGCAAACATCGTCTCGTCGAGCTTGACTTCTCCGTCTATCTTCTGCACCAGGTTGACGTAGTTGGAATCGTCGAGGTTGAAGTATGTCTTGTCTACGTCGTAGGTCTTGTAGTTCTTGTTGTAGAAGATGTTGTACAGAGACTCGACATACTGTACGTACTGCAGCACTTTCTGCTTGCGGTAGTAGGCGTAGCGCGAATCGTATCTCGCCGGGTCAGACGGCTGCTTACGCCTGTCAAGCTCGAAGCTTACGACCTTGGCCTGCTTAGCATCGAAGTCGGAAAGCGAAGAAAGGCCGTTTTCGACGGCATCCGCTGCTGCCGACTCGTTGAACGAAAGCGGAACCGCGTATTCGTTCTTCAGCTTGACGATCTGGTTGTCGAGATCCTCCGCGTCGTAGATGGTCTTGTATATATAGTCGCCGCCTACGTACTTTTCCTTGACGGCGTCGCGGATCATCTCTTCGTACGCGGACGCGAGCATTTTGCGATACTTCGACTCGTCTATCCTGGTGTACTCGTAGTAGCTTGCGTCTTGCGTCTTGTACTGGAAATCGACTCCGCATACGTCAGCTGATATCTCGTTCTAAGCGATCAGCATCAGCGAGCCGGGGATACCTTGCTCGAAACTGGCTTCTGACACGAGATCATAGCCGTGCTCGGGCGAGGAAAGAAGATAATCGAAGTCAACAGACACCAGATAGGTGCTGAGCAGCGTATACTTGTCGTCAGCGTCAGTATGAAGCTTGTCGTAGTGGAAATCAGCGAAGAAATAATGGTACGTCTGGCCGCTTAAATACGCCACGGAAGACACGCCGGGCTGCTCTATCCGCACGTCTATGAAACCTGGATCTGGCGGATCGACCGAAATGTTGGACCTGAGATATTCGACAGACGACAGATTGACTTCTGAAATCGACTTGAACGCGGGCTTAATATGCACGCCTGCCGAGCATTCGTACCTGAACGACGACAATCCGCCTGTTGTCCCGGTAGAAGCGTCGTCAAGACTGCTGATAAGGCTTACGAACGGTCCAACCGCGTCTGTCATTTCCGCGCGAAGAGGCGTTTCTTCGTCTATGACCGTTCCGTTGGATAGACGTTCATACTTGGCTTCGTAGGTTACTACGGAAAGCGTCGAAGAAAGGTCTTTCAGGTTCTGCCAGCCATCGTCGAGATCAGCTATGCTGCGAAGCTCATACGTATACGCTGAGACGGCAGGCTGTATCTCCTCGGCGCTTATAATGTTTTCAGGACCGACTTCGCTTATTACGTCAGCAAGCTCTTCGCCTGACGATACAGTCGCATACGCAGTATAGGTCTGTGTCTGGTCGTATATGCCGTGCGCCATGACGTCTGACAGCATTTCCAGCACTGCGTGGCCGTCGGAACCGTTTCTGAAAAGATACGCATATCTTGATTTCTCAGTCGTGAACCCGTAGTACTTCAGTATGAACTCTGACTTCGGATCGAGATAGAGCTTGAAAATATACGAATCGGTCTGAAAGTTGCGGTAGACTTCCCTGAGGTTTACGTCATAGCCGGACTAGTCGAACGAGCTGACAAGCGTATAGTCGCCGAACCTGCTGGACAGCTCGTTCGTGTACTAGTTGCTGAGAATCGACCGATATATGCTACGATGCTCTTCGTCTTTAGCGTCGCGAAGCGCGCGCTCGTAATATTTTTTGATGCTGGCATTAGTATACCCGGACACCACGACTTCGTCAGGTATAAGATCCCAGTCGTAAACGTGCTTGCCAGGATGATTGAGCAGATACTGAAGAAGCTCCTGGTTTATCCGCGGATTGTTCTCGAAATTGTCGTTGGAAAGCTGCAGACTCAGGAAGGACGACGTATACGTTGGAAGAGTTACCTCGAACTTCACGTATTCAGGCTTGCCGTCAGGGCCTGTCACGACTCTGCCGTCTGGGCCGACCGACAACGCGGAAGACGTAATCGTGTAGTTCGTCAGAACGCTCGTAACTTCGACTTCCTTCCACAGGCCGGCAAGAGTGTAATAGTTGTACTAGACGTGCCCGGCGTAGTCAGGCCCGACTGTTATTTCCGACATGTTCCTGATCGGGATATCGGTGTACGTATTGCCGGATACTTCGTCAGGCTTGACTTCCTGGTAGATCTTCTCCTTGAGGTCTTTTCCGAGCACGCCTCTGTCGTAGTCGAACAGATAGTACCTGTTGATCGAGAACAGGTTGAGCATGTTGTACAGCTCGATAGGCATGTCCTTGAGATAGTTGAACACGTCGTAGGACACGCCGTAGTAGGAGATGATGGACTGGAGGGCCTTTACCTTGCAGAGGTCTACGTTCGAGACGTTGTCGAGGTAGTACTTGATGTTGTTGTAGATGATGTCGAATATCGGCTGCTTGCAGTCTTCGATGTTGAGGACGTGGTCGAGATTCTTCCAGAAATTGCTCTTGGTGGTCTTTGTAAGAGCCTGGAAGATCCGGTTGTAGAAATCCCGGTTGCCGATGGTGTTCAGAAGATACCCGCTGAGCGTGAAATCATCGGGTTTCGTCTGAACCTGGAAATTTTCGTAATTTAGCGACATGTTACTGTTTCATCCGACGTACTACCTGATTATTTACCGTACAGAGACGGCTTACAGGACTGGCCGGATCAGTATACCACGTCGTTGATGGTGTTGAGGTTCTTCTTGATGACCGTAATGCGGTCCAGAAGGTCTTTCTTGCCGAAAACCGGGTACTGGAAGTCCTCGAGTTTGCGCGACGCGTTGCCTATCTCGAGGTCGTCGCCGACGTCGAGCATGACAGTGTCGGACCAGCTGGCGAAGCAGAGGCCGTTCTGGATGCGGTAGATGCTCTGGTCGTCGTCCTTCATGACGGTTCTGACGTTCTCGACGCCCGGGATGTTGAATATGTCCTGCACGAGCCCGGAGAAGTTGACCTCGGAGCCGAGCGCGAACTTGCCCTCGCTGAAGAAGTCTATAATCCTGTCGTACGCCATCTGCTTGATGGTGTCGGACGCGTAGACGAGGTTCGTAGCGGTCGTGATCTCGATATAGGTGTTGTTCTCGGCGAAACCCCTGAGGACGTCCTTGTACTGTTCCTTGGTGCCGGCGAAAATGTCGAACTGGACGTCTACGGGGCGGAGGAACGTAAGCTCAGACGTGAGGACCTTTATCTTGTAGAGCTCCTTGTCGAGGATCTTGAAGTATCCGTCGACGTTCTGGATGCCGTTCCTGAACTTCACCCAGAGATACACGTTATTGCTGTCGCACGCGTCCGAGTACTTGTAGTCGTACTTGAGGAGCGTGTTCTCGTTGAGGTAGTAGTCGCCTGACCCGTGCTCGTTGAGGCCCATCTGATAGAGCCAGCGGTAGAACGAGGCGGTGTAGTCCCAGTTGTTCATCGCCTTGACGTCCAAGACGAAGTTCGAGTAGTTGTTCTTGACGTAGTACTCGAAGTCGGACTGGGTAAGAAGCCTGTTGTTCGTCCTGTTGAAGAACGGCGCGGACTGGCGGATCTGCGGGACGGTCTCCTCCGGGACGAACGCCGTCGAGTTGTCGACGTTCTTGAACTTCACGGACTGGAGGTCCATCTGGGAAAGGCTGCTGTCGCGGTAGTCGGCGAAGATCTTCTCGTACAGCTCCTGCGAGACGCCGAAGAGCGACGCAGTGTGCTGGAAGCTCTTGTCCGTGACGCCGCCGAGCGGTATCTCGCCGTCAGGGCCGTTCGAAAGGAGGTACATGACGATGACCTGGTCGCCGTCCTTGAGCATCTCGCCGTAGTAGCCGTTGCCGAACTTTATCTCGTAGCGCTTCTGGTCGTCGAGACTGACGCCGAACACCTTGGAGTTGGCGTTGTACATCTCGACCTTGTTGTTCTGGTTGAGAAGCAGACCGTCGTCGACGGGATCAAACCTGTAGTAGTCATAACCGGCGGTGGCGGGGTTATAGCGCTTGACGTAGACGTGAATGTACGGCCACGCGACGTACTGGCCGTGGTCGGAGTCCGACTGAAGGTCTAGCACGAAAGTCTCGTATTCTGTCCCGGACGCGACGAAGACCGTGTTGTAGAGCCTCCAGCGGCCGTTGTAGAGCGTCGTCTCATATGTCCCCGCAGAGTTGAGGTACAGGGGTTCGACGAGCGAGTAGTATATCCTGTTGCCGGCCGAGTCGGTGACGCCGGTGTCGAGTGCGGCGTAAGGCATGACGCACTTGTTCTGGTAGTCCTTCTCGGTCTGGGTGACGAACTGCGCAGTGGCGGTCTTGCAACCTCTCGGGCTGTAGCCGACGAACTTGACGAGGCGCGCCATGTTCTCATAGAGCTGGGTATCGGCGAACATGGATTCGGAGGCGGCGTTGTTCAGGTTGTAGACAAGACCCTGGTAGAGGTACGCCACTATGTCGATCAGGATCGCGAGGTTCGAGCCCTCGTAGACCTGGTCGGTGTAGTTGGTGTCCTCCGAAAGCTTCCTCGTGATGAGGGCTTTCATGTCGTACGCGTTGAACTTAAGAAAATCTACGCTAGCAGCCATTTGTCTTCAACTCCTCACTACATACGCCTTCAGCTCACGTGGTACAGCAGGTCCTCGCTCAGGTTCTTGCCTTCCAGCCCGACGATATGGTACTGGACCTGCAGGTGGACCGTGTTCTGGTCTATCTCGTCTACCGTCGTGTTGTACGATATACCGTCTATCTTGACGCGCGGCTCCCACCTGGCGAACACGTCCCGTATCTCCTGACCGATCTTCTCGTTGTTAGACTGCAGGATGCCCTCGTAGAGGTACTAGTGCAGCCTGTTGCCGAAGTCGGGAAAAAGCACGCGCTCGTACGGATAGAACGTCAATATGTTCTTGACGGCCTGCTTAACGGCCTTTACGTCGAGCTTAGCCTTCACCTCGTAGTCTGTGCTCGTCGTATCTACGTCCTTGTAGACGAAATTGCCTCCCGAGACAGCTCCGCCCTTGCTCGGCGAAGCCTTGTATTCGTCGGTTCCGAGCGTAAGATGGAGATTTACGAGCTTGTTGGCCATACCCTGTTATTTACCTTGCCTTCCGGTCAGTGAGACTTGAACTCCGCGAGGATGTCAAACTGCGCCTTCGCCATGGCCTGAGCGCCCTTGGACTCGTCCGACGGACCGCCGGGAAGCGCCGGAGTGTCTATCTTGGGGAGCTTCGCAGGTGGCGTAAGACCAAGTGAGAGCATCTTAACCTTCTTGATGATGATAGCTTTGACTACCGTGACAAGTGTCATTGGTAAGCCCATAATGAAGTTGAAAATGGCTATTGCGTCAGTAATAATGTTTGGAATTGCACCAAGTGGATCTGGAATAGAAAATGTCGCGCCGCCAGGAATAGCACCGAGAATTTCATTTATCTTGTTGAGGACTTCAAAGATTTTACCAATAAGCCCCAGAATAATGTTAATTAATATGTTCGGAATATTTGTAACAATCTACATGACAGCCTTCTGCATGTCATCTAGCTACTGCATGATACTGGTAGGAAGCTTTGGTGGCTTCATGTTCTTAAAAGCCCCGGCTGCTGCATTAGCCTACTATTCAGCAAGTGCTTTTTGTTTATCTGCCATATCTTTAGCAGCGGCTGCAGCTTCTTCACCAGTCTAACCTGCGCTTGAAGCTGCACTTTTAGCGGCTTCTGCTGACCCTGCTGCTATGCCTGTTGCATTAAATTTAGCAGCAGCTAATGCATCAAGCTATTCATCAGGAATATTAGTTGAAGCTAATGTTACAACGCCTTGTAACATGCTTACTATACTATCAAGGCCATTAGCAACCATATCTACACCAGGTATATCTAATACTGATGTTGCACTTGTTATTGTTTTAAGTGGCACAATAACAGCTGTACCAAGTGTAGATATTATTTTATTTAGAAGATCCTCTGCTGTATCCTATACAATCGGTGATTCTTCAGGCAATGACAATGAAAATGTCTCTTTCAACTTATCTCCCATTTTGCCAAGTTCGCCTTGTATATCAGAAACACTTGGAAGCATGCCTCCAAAGCCGGGCATTGATACACTTCCGTCTGGTGGCGTAGACGCGAGTTTAACAAGCTAGCCTATAGCAGTTTTTATCGTACTTAGAACATCGGTTATTGCTTTAGCAGCCTAACCTGCTATATCAGCTGCCATATCCTGAGCCTGCTACGCTGCGTTCTACGCCGTCTAAGCCGCGTCGACCTCAGCAAGAATGTTCGCCTGCTCGGTCGCTGCCGCGGCGGCGGCCTTCTGCTCGCCCATGAGAGACTAAGCGTCTGGCGTGTTCATGCTGTTGCCTGCGACCTTTGTGGGATCGCCGGCCTTGCTTGCCATAGCCTTCATCTGCGAAGTCACGTCTCCGCCGTTCTTGGCCTGCTCCATGATCGAGGCCGACGGGTCTGAGAAATTCCCTATTAGCGCCATAACGTTGTTCCTTTCGCACTGTCCTTAATTACTGGCCCGGTATCTCGCCGAGCGGATTCGCCACGGTCTTCTCGAAGTTGGCCGTGTAAAGCGTCATAGACTGACCGGCGTTCACGGTTATCCTGTCAGCCGTGATCGACGCCGAGCCCGCGGCTATGTCAAGCTGCTCTTTGCCGTTGATCTTAACTGAAGGCGCGTCAATCTTTATCGACTTCGTGCTGGATATTTCGATCGTGCCGTCGTCCTTCAAGAACAGCTTGGACGCGGCCTTCTCGTCGCCGTCTTTCCCATTAGAGACCTGGACGTCGACCGTGCCCGATTCGTAGATCATGATCTGGCAGTGTCCGCAGTTTATCTTGTGGACTACAGACGGATTCTCTCCAGCCTTCGGATCGAGCCCGTTAGCAACGTCCATGTACTGCGCGCCGCAGGACTGGCCCGAGTTGGAGACGGCCCAGTACACAGGAAGATTCTGGTCGCCGTTCATAAAGAACACCCAGACAGTCGCGCCTATGTTAGGGTAGGAAAACACGCCGTTGCCAGTATACCCGCCGCCCGCGAATATAGGCGAGGCCTGCTCAGCGTCTGGAAGCTTATCGGGCTAAGTCGCGTACTGGTTGTCGTATACGCCCGGCACGAAGACCTTGCACTTGCCGTTGAACAGATGCCTCAGCACAATGCCGCGGTACTGCCCCCAGAACTTGAGTCCGTTTATAGTGTCCTGTACCATGTCGTTACCCCATCCTGAAGTTGCGTCCGAGCGTCAAGTTGTCGCGGAACGTCGGCTGCTGCCCCGAGAAATCCAGCACATGGTGCACGGACGTGACGAACCAGTACCCCATAAGGCCTACCATCTTGGACTGAAGCTTCTTGTACTGGTCTATCGTCTCCGAATCGACAAGGCTCTGCTGCTCGTCTGTGTCGAACGTCATGTATATCGTGATGCCGGGGCGGCGCGAGGTCATGCCTACTACGTTTATGACGACCGTGTCGCACTTGGTGAAAAGCCCGAGGCCCTGCGAGTAGTTGTTCAAAGGATCATCCCAGTCGCTCAGCGTCCTGTAGTATGACAGCTGGTCCATCTCGGCCGGCTTCTGCGACACGGGCTGGGTCTGGTCGAACGGGATGAACTTCTTGCTTATGCTGTCGGCGTTGATTTGAGAATGGAGAAACTCGGTCCTCTTCCGCTGGTCGCAGTCGCTGAACGCGAACTGGCCGAGCTCGAAGTCGTAGCTGGCGTGGTTTATGCGCCGGATGAACTTGTACACGTCAGTCTTGTCCATGACGTTCGCGCTGGCGAAGTACGGCTTGCCCTGCATGATGAGCGAGTTCAGGCTCGAGAACATCGAGACCGTGACAAGCTCGCTGTTCTTGTCGCTGTCGCTCGTCTGCTTCTGGTACGTCTTGGGGTCTTTGACGCTCATCCAGTAGTATTCGCCGTCTATGTCGTTGTAGACGATGGGGCAGAACACGTTCTGGTCGAACTCCGCGTACTTCCTGTACGCTTTGCCGAGAAGATGCTTGTACGCGGTGAACATCGTGTCGCGCGGGGTCGTGACGTAGTAGAACTGGTCCTTGATGTTCACCGAGTCGGGCACGTTCAGCTTGAGCCCCTGCTGCTGGAAGATGGCCTTAAGTATGTCGGTCGCGGTCTCAGGCTCCGACTTGTCGTAGTTCGAGTAGTCTACGTTGGCGGCGAAGCTCCACCAGTTGACGGACACCATGTTGACGGCGTACTTCATATAGTTCCCGACCATGCCGAGCGGGTCGATGGACTGTACCAGGAACGGCTGCGAAAAATGACAGTCTTCGTCTATGTCCGTCTCGCCGTCTTCGACCTTGACTTTGTCGACCGTGAGATGGCAGTACACGTACGGCATGCCTATGAAGATGCTTACGTCGGCGTGTACGTCGATGTACTCTATCCTGGCGTGGATGAGCGGGTCCGACATGCTGTTCCAGTACTCGATCTTCTTGATCCCGTTGTAGTCGAGCGAGAACTTCGGCGTGCTCTTGTCTGACAGCGCGTCCGCGTACGCGACCTTCTCCGTCGGGGAGAACATCACGGCCATGTACCGGTACTTGTGCCCGCCGTAGCTGAACTGCAGGAAATCCACGTCAGTCCTCCATCGCCTTCTGGATGAGGTTCAGCTTCTCGCGCGGGATATATGCTATTACCTGCCCGGCGAAAGGCTTGACGAGCGCATCCCTGATTTTGTTGACCTTCAGCAGCAGCCATGCGTACCGCGTGTCGCCGTAAACGTTGTACGCGACGGTCGTCCACTGGTCTAGCTCCTTGCACTGGTAGTACGCTAGCGAGCTGTCGGGAATCGTGTCTATGTCGGGGAAGCACATGGTCTCGTTCAGGTTGTAGACGTAGTTGCCGCGTCTGTCGAGAAATACGGTGAACGCGTTCTCAAGGTCGGTCGACTTGACGTCTACCTCGTCTGCCCTTTCGCGCTTTATGTCCTGTATCGTCATGTTCGGCCTCGCTTTACCTCGTCAGGTTCGTGTTAGATGCAGGCTGGCTTGCAGCTGCTGGAGCAGCAGCTCCGCCTTGCGCGGCTTTACCCTATGTCTTCTTAGCCTCGTTCTCGGCCTCGATAATTTTCTTGGCTTCGCCAATTGTTTCATCGTACGTATTCTGTATACCTTTCGAAATAGCGTCTACCACGCTTTCGGAGATCGTGCCGTCCTTGATGGTGAGCTCTGTATTCTCCTCGATGCGGTCGCTCTCGAAGTACGTGAACAGGTACGTGTTGTAGTTGTTCGGTATGAGCGACTGAAACGAAATCTTAACCTTGTAGACGTCGGGCACACGAATAGCATCGTACTTGTCGCGCGTCACAGTATATTCGTCTTCCATCTTGCCGATATGCAGGTCGAGCTAGTCGAAGAATTCCTTCGGCGGCACGCGCGTTACGCCGGCGTGTTCTACCGATATGTCGGCCTTGCAGCAGAAAAACCTTATGCGGCCGGGAATCTGAATGTCGTATAGGCAGCTCCCCTGCTGGAACATGCCTCGCTGAAGCCACATGTTGTTCGGCACGAGCGTATTGATGAACAGGAAATTGTGTACAAGCGCCTGCAAGTTGTAGTTGAAGAGGTTAAGCTCGAACTCGACTGCCGGGTAGGGCTCGCCGTTTCCGTCGAGGCTGAACATAGGCCTGGTAGTTATGTTCACGTTGAAGTGCTTGGCTACGTCGCCCACCATGCCCGGCATCATGTTGGCAAGCGTGCTGTCGCGCCATCCCTGCGAACCGCGGCCTACCATATAGTTGTTACCGAAGTACGGAAATTCGTACGTGTTCAACACGGTATACCTCAGCGCGTACCTGTACATGATGTACGGGAAGTCGAATAGACCGAGAAACTCCGCTGACGGAACTCCGAAAGGCTAGTTGCCGAACTGCTTGTAGATGTTGTCTATCACGCTGCCTTCACCGAAAGACGTGCACTTGTCGAAGAACTTCTACGTAGCTTCTTCTATCCGATGGTCTTTGCCTCCTGACAGCAAATCAGCGGCGGCGTCGCCGAGTGCAGCGCCCATCCCGAAGATGGACGTCACGTTGTTTATCAGCTCGGCAATGTTTATGACCGGCTGAAACTCCACGACCTTGATGGACGGAATCGCGTTCACGAGCTTGACAAACGGATCGTCGGCGACCGAAGAATCTCCGCCGCCAGCCTTCCCGGCGTCGTTGACCGTCGACGCCTTCGACAAGCCTGCGCGCTGAATCGAGATATCAGACCTGTACGCCAGCGAGTCTGTCGCGTTGTCGTTGATGAACCAGAAGTACTGGTAGTACTCAGAGTCTTTGTCGGCCTGCTGCTTGACCTTGTACGAGAACCTGTTGCCTTTCTTCTCGGAGTAGCTTACTTCGACGTCCTAAGCAGGGCGTATCTCGAGGTCGTTCTCCTCGCACCACGGCGGGCACTCTATTTTTTCATTTTTCGACTTGAGAACGCGAACCTGCACGTCGCCCATTACCTCGGTCTCTTCGCTCGTCTCTTCGTTGAAATCGTAACCGACGACGCCTTGCTGCGTCTCGGATTCCCATTCCCATTTGGTTATCTCGCGGTCGTGATGCTTCTTGTCGTGCTTGTACGCGAAACGCCATGCCTCTTCGGTCATCTATTCCGTAGACTCAGTCGTCTGCTCGTCGCCGAAAGACGCATTCTCAGGCGTCGTATCTACGACAATCTGGCTGCCCGTGTACAGGTCCGGGCTAAGCTCGCCCGAGTATTTGTCGACCAACGGAACGTACCCGGAGTATATCTGCTCGGCGAACTTGGAAGTATGCTTGAACTCGAATATCGGCTTGAGGTCGCCCTTGCCTGCCGTTATGTCGGGATGGTCTTTCTTGAAGTCGTCTATCTCTTTGATCTGGTCTTCGATTTTCTCCTTGCGCTCTTCCGCGTCTTCGACCATGTCTTCAGCCTTGTCGTCGGCGTCGTCGCGCTGGTCCTGGTACTTTTCCTTGATGTCTTCCTCTTCGTCGGCGCGGTCTTCTTCGATCTCGGCTTTCTTCTCTTCCGCCTTCTTGACCTTTTCCTTCTCTTCCTCTTCTTTGTAAACGGAACCGACTGTGGACTTCTTCGCGTTGGAGTCGTCTATTATCTTGTCCTGTGCCGCGATCTAGTCGTCGTACTTCTTGTTCATCGCGTCGAGATCGGCCTGCTCGTCCTTGTCGATCTTGGCGAGTATTCCCTTCTTGTACTCGTCCTTGGTCTTTACAGTAGTGTCTTTGCTCTCAAGGTTCTTCTTCGCGGCGTCGATGCAATTGTAAACCGATTCGTGATACGGCTTGATGATGCCGTCAAGCCATTCTTTCAACTTCTTGTCGTCACAGCCTTTGCAGTCCTCCATCCACTTGCGCCATCCGCCGTAAGTGTCAGACTCGCGAATAGGGTCGAGGTGCACTGTCTCTGTATGAGGCGGCGTAGGGATAAACACGCGGTACTTCTGCTTGTGGAAGTTCTCTGTCGCAAACCCTTCAATGGTCTTTTTGAAATCTGCTATCAGTCCCATAAGTCACCTCGTTAAAACGTTTCTGTTGCGGATGTTTTAGGTGGAGTTAGCACAGTTGGATTTCCGCTATTGGTATCAGTCACGACAACGGTCTTCTACGCGTTCTTGCTTATCTCTGTCGCTTGTTCTATGCCTTTCCTATATCCAGCGTCTTCCGCTGCCTTGACCTTGGAATCTACCTCTGACTGCGGTACCATCTTCGGCTTATCTGCCGGCTGGTTGGCTTTTTTATATTCTTCAATCTGTCTTTGGAACAGTTCAGGATCGAGCTATCCATTCATGATAGCATTCAGCTGTTTGAACAGTTCATCGTTCCTATCTATGTCACCGCGCAATATATATGCGTTCGGGCTAAGCTGATGCGTAGCGAACATATACCGTAGCACCTGTTCAAGCTAAGCTTCTGCTTCGGCAGTCATGGTATTAGGTATAAGGCCTTTTTTCCTAAGCGCTTTCATGGCAGTCTATGCGCGATTCTACATAACGCCCGACATAGCATTAGCGCCGAATTCAAAAGACTGGCCCCATGCGCTTATACCTTTGCGGCCATAAAATCCTGTATCGCCAGAACGAATTTTTTTAAGCCATTCTTCAACATGTGCTGGTGATACAAGTCCGAACTTCCAATCTGCTAGAAGTTCAAGTTCAGCTTGCTCCAATCTAGAACGTTTCCACCAGCCTTTAGCATCAAGCTCATTGAACCGCTTTAGAAGTTGTTCTTCCTACTTGGCATCGAATGTAAGCCCGATCGCCTTTCTCGCGTTTTTCATCAAACTAAATGGCGCGGACGTTTTCTATGAAAGCGCTTCCTGCGCTAATTTGCTTCTGTTTGAAAGAATTGTTGTTCCGGCTTGCATCTGCTGGCCGGTTTTCAAATTGGCGTCAAATCCGGGCTTAACAGAATCATACCATCCTTTGAAACTCCATGCCAAGCCTGCCGCGATTGCCGCGCTTGACGCCACAGCAAGTGCAGTTTCTATCGCAGCGCCTGCTGCAACTTGGTGAATGAGCTACCAGCAAAACGTTATACCCTTTTCGCCATACGTCGCCATCTTGATCAAAAACGAACGTCCGGCCGGATTAGCCCAAATTTTTGCAAGTGCCATCCATGTAGCAGTGCCAATTGCAATGTTTGTGCCAAGATTTTTACGAGCCCATTTAGTCAACTCGCTCTCATTTTCTGATTCTGGGCCTAATGCCGCATTGACAGCCATGTCTGTTCCGACCTTAGCTGCTGTAGCCACTAATGCGATGGTACCAAGTTTACCAAGTATTCCTCCGCCTATTCCACCTTTGGCAAGAGCGATTGCAGATGCTACATGATATCCAGCATAAAGACCAAGCAATGTACCAACGGTAGTTTTAGACGGTAGTAAATTGCCTATAGCTTCGCCAAACAAATCACTGAATTTGCTAATAGCTTTCTATGCTGGCTCTGCCACGGGTATTTCTATAGCCATTATCTTTTCAGCTATATCACCAGCTACAGATTTAAGTTTATCGCTAAGCCAGTCTCCAAAACCCTTGTTTGACTTCTGGTAGTCTTCCCATTGGCCAGTAAAGAACTTGGCCAATGCGTTTCCTGTCGTATTCAGCCAGTTGCGGATGTCAGTCAACGGCGAGGTCATGTCAACCATGCCTTTGCCGTATTCGTCAATAGCTTTTTTACGTTCGACCGGATCCTTAAATGCTTCTATTAGGCTGTTTCTAAAATCCTGTTTTGTCTTAAGCTAACTTTCCTCAGTTCCATCATCGCTAAGATGTGCTAGTTTGTTATCTGCCTCAAAATTGTCAACTAGCTGATTGATAATATGCTCGTCGTCGAAGAACCAGCCTTTGATGGTGTTCGTGATCTTGTCTATCCACTGCATGAACGGACCGTTCTTCCCGAGCACGCCTTTGCCATTCGGGCCTGCGCTGTCGCTGAAGAGGTCGATAACCCAATTAATCCCGTCCTTGACGAACTTGCCGAATTCAGTGTCGGGCTCCCATTCGTTCCACCAGCGCTTGATTGTGGGTTTGATGATTCCAGTCCACTGTTCGCTGATCCACTTGCCTATGTTACGGCCAAGATCTTTAAGGAACTCTATAGCCGGTTGAACCAATTCCAATATGCCGCCTGACAGGTTTGATATCCACTTCTTGAACCCATGCTTCTTGATCTGCTTGATGATGAAGCCGTAGACGAAGCCGGCTATGAAGGCGATCTTGTAGATCTTGCCGGGCGACTTGATGGACTCCTTGGTCCAGTTCCAAATGCTCTTGACTCCGCCCCAGATGCCCTTGAGCATGGAGAACGCGGTCTTGAAGCCCCAGGTTATGGCCTTGGGCACGAACGAGAATATGCCGGCGACGACCTTGAATACGCCCTTGGCTATCCCCGTCGCGAGCTTGAATATGCCGCCGAGCACGGCGAACACGCCTTTGAGCGCGAAGCTGACTACGCCGAGTATTATGCCGCCTATGGTGGACAGCACGCCGAAGATGAACTTGATTGGCGCAAGTATCAGGCCTACGGCGCCAACTAGAAACTTAAGCGCGCCTTGGAGAGGCTTGAAAAGCCAGGCCAGGGCTTTGCCGGCGAAGCTGAAGATC